AACGCGAGCGATTGCTTCGAAGTCGCCGGTGTCGGCAACCACGGTGGTCATTTGTTTGAGTTGTTCCAGCTTGGAAGTCATGGGCGTGCTCTGTCCTATGGGTCTAATGACATTACCCGAGCGCTTGCAGCCACTCAAGGGCGCGTACGTGTATCGATAGCCCCAGCGGCAACATCCTGAAAACGGATGTTTGAAAGGCGGGGCGTGGTATCGGTAGATACGATGCTGAAATGGGGGACAGGTTCAACGCAGGTGACGGTTAACGCCCCTCCAACAACTCCGCCGCCTGATCCAGCAAGGCCAAAGGCTCTTTGGCCTTGTGAATATCCACCGACAACAACTGCCGAAACTTGCGCGCCCCCGGGAACCCGGTGCCCAGCCCCAGCACATGCCGGGTGATATGGTGCATCGATCCACCCGCCAGCAGATGCTCGGCGATATAAGGACGCAACTGCGCCAACGCCTCGGCCCGGCTGATCACTGGTGCCGTGCTGCCGAACAGCTGCTGATCCACCTCAGCCATCACATAAGGATTGTGATACGCCTCACGACCCAGCATCACGCCGTCGAACGTCTGCAAATGCTCGCGACAAGCCTCCAGCGTCTTGATCCCGCCGTTGAGAATAATCTCCAGCTCCGGAAAATCCGTCTTCAACCGCGCCGCCACGTCATAGCGCAGAGGCGGAATGTCGCGGTTCTCCTTCGGCGACAACCCCTCCAGAATCGCAATTCGCGCATGCACCGTAAAACTCGTGCACCCGGCGTCCCGAACCGTGCCGACGAAATCACACAACTCCTCGTAACTGTCCCGCCCATTAATCCCGATCCGATGCTTCACCGTCACCGGAATCGACACCGCATCACGCATCGCCTTCACGCAATCAGCCACCAACTGCGGATGCCCCATCAGGCACGCCCCGATCATATTGTTCTGCACCCGATCACTCGGGCAGCCAACATTCAAATTCACCTCGTCGTAACCGTGTTCCTGGGCCATGCGTGCGCAGGCGGCCAGATCCAGCGGGACACTGCCGCCGAGTTGCAGGGCGAGCGGGTGTTCGGCTTCGTTGTGGCGTAGGAAACGGTCGTGGTCGCCGTTGAGCAGGGCGCCGGTGGTGACCATTTCGGTGTAGAGGAGGGCGTGCTTGGAGAGTAGGCGTAGGAAGAAACGGCAGTGGCGATCGGTCCAATCCATCATAGGCGCAACGGAAAACCGCCGAGATAGCGCAGGGCTTGAGTTTACTGGGCTGAAGTGGGTGTTTGGTACCATTTGGCTCAACGTATTTATAGCGTGTTTTTAGGCGTTTTCAGGCGTTTTTTCGATGGCGCTGGTACAATGTACCAATCACTTTCGGAATTGTACCAGTCGACTATGGCAACGATCAGAGCACGAAAACGCACCGATGGCTCAATCAGTTACACGGCACAGATACGCCTGTTTCGCGATGGAGCGCAAGTCTACCAAGAGAGCCAGACCTTCGCCCGGAAACAGGCGGCACAAGCGTGGGTGAGGCGACGTGAGGCAGAGCTAGATCAGCCTGGTGCGATTGAGCGGGCGAACCGCAAGGGCGTCACCGTACAGGACATGATCAAGCAGTACCTGGATGAAATGGAGAAAGTCCGACCGTTGGGTAAAACCAAGGAAGCCACTCTAAATGCTATCGCGGCGACGGAGTTTGGCCAGACCGTTGATTCCGCCATCAACAGTCAGCGATTGGTGGATTTTGCACTATGGCGTATGAGCAAAGAGGGCGGCGGTGTCCAGCCGCAGACGGCCGGTAACGATCTGGCGCATCTTGGGGCTGTCCTATCGATTGCGCGACCGGCCTGGGGCTATGAAGTCGATATCCATGCTATGGGAGATGCGAGAAAAGTCCTGAGGAAGCTCGGCTACAACATGAAAAGCCGCGAACGGGATCGGCGGCCGACAAAGGATGAGCTTGATAAGTTGCTGAAGCATTTTGTTGGCATCCTGCAGCGGCGCCCGAGCTCGATCAACATGCTCAAGGTTACCGGCTTCGCACTGTTCTCAACCCGCCGACAAGACGAAATCTCCCGCATTCTTTGGGTGGACGTCGACGAAGCAGGTAAGCGAGTGATGGTGCGTGACATGAAGAATCCGGGCCAGAAAATCGGCAATGATGTTTGGTGTCATCTACCGGATGAGGCTTGGCGCATCCTGCAGAGCATGCCGAAGACGTGCGCTGAAGTCTTTCCCTACAACTCTGCGTCTATCTCGACTTCGTGGGCGAAGGCTTGCAAGTTCCTGGAGATCGAGGATTTGCACTTCCACGATCTGCGTCACGACGGAGTGAGTCGGCTGTTTGAAATGGATTGGGATATCCCGCGAGTGGCCAGTGTCTCGGGGCACAGGGATTGGAACTCGTTGCGGCGCTATACCCATCTACGTGGTAGAGGGGACCACTATGCCAAATGGCCGTGGCTGGAGAACATCGTAAACACCCCCGTCGTTCTGGGATCACGAGCGGTTGCTTCATTGAAGGCAAAATAGTGGCGCAATACTTGTAATGTTGCTTTAATCGCTGTTATTCGACGAGTCCGGTGCTTGATTTTAACTGCACGGCTTAGGAAATACATTTGACTATAGACTCTTACCGTTTGAGGTGGTGATGAAGGCATATCTTGAGACTACGTTTAAAAAGGGTTTTCTTTTGACGGAGGAGACCCTGATAAAACTTGATGATATTATTAGGCGTCGTCTTTTTCCAGATGATCATTTGCAAACGCTAAAGTATAAAGTCTTTCGTGTTGATGGTATGTTGCTGGAACTTGATACACCGGCAGAATTGATTGCGGAAGAGAACTCTAGTAGAAATGCGATAAGTCGATTGGAGATTGAGTCTTCAGGTGTGCATAAAATTCACTTGGTTTTTGATCCTAAACATGCTGTCGATTTGGAGATTGAGTCTGATGATAGGGATCTGGCGTATCTCTTATTTTCGGATGTTAAGGAGTACTTGAACTCTGAGATTCTCAAATTTCGAGCTTTCTCCTTCGATTCGCTTATTAGTTCAAGAGGGATTCTGCCAGGTATAATGATGCTGCTTTTGGGGGCGATGACTTATGCTGCGGGTATGAATACAACCGATGACGAGGTTTCTAAAGTAATATCCACAGATGATTTGCAGCAAAAACTGAATTTTATTATAGAACATAGGCAGGAGGCCAGTTATTCACGACTTAAGTATCCAATGCTTGGTTTTTTTGGTTTTATAATTTCATTGTTTTTTATTGGTCCAGTATTAGATCGGGCGTTTCCCAGAAATCTATTTTGTTGGGGTAAGGCAGCTGCAGCTCATGGTCGGTTGGTCAGTATTCGAGAAAAGTGGATATGGGGTGTAGTGATAGCTTTTGTGATAAGTGTGCTTTCTACGGTTGTTATGGATCAGTTTAAAAAGTAAAAATGAAAGGTAGGTGTTAATTGTTTTGTGTGAGTCTGCCCATGGCGCGCTAGTTTTAAGTTTGTTATGGGCAGAGTGTTAGGTGGTAGTTATGAGGCTTTTTTGTAGTTGTTTAGCTGGTTGTGCTCTTTGAGTGCCGCAGCTCTCTGAGTGTCAAGATAAGTTGCGAGATCTGCAATGTGGATGCCTTTTGCACTCTTCTGGCTTTGTTCCAAACGTGTGATCGGTATTTTAATCTGGCCTGCTAAAACTTTACGCTGCAACATTTCTGGTGTTAGGTGTGTGAAGTAGTCCTTGCATATACGGTCGAGCGAAATGATCGCCTGACCGTTGTATTGCGCCATTAATATAAAGGATGTGTTCATTCTGCCTCCCCGCGTACGGATACTTTACTTCTGCTGGCCGCAGATAGTTCTGGTAGTAGTGCTGGTGCTGGCCTAACAGTAAAATAGGTTCCACCTATCTCTACTGTTTGAACGCCTCTAAGAAATCCAGCTAAGTCTATATCAATGCCATTCTTTAAACGGCGCTGATGGGCTGCTACCAAGTGTAGTATTGGTCGTTTTCGTCCTGTCTCGGTTAGTGGAACTGATCTCGCGTATAACAAGGATTTAATCTGCTCTGGCATAGAACCCAGGCGAGCAAGGCTGTTGGATTCACGGGCCTCAATAGTCCAGCAGTAACGGCTGTCGGCTATGAATTGCAAAGCGATCGATGCCCTGGCTTCACGACCTTTCAGTTCCTTTTCCGGTGTGGTGAGGTCGTGACTGGTTTTGTACCGACCAGCGAGTTCAAAACGTTGCTCACAGGCAGCAACTTTGCCTTCTTTTGTTATGCAAAAGAAAGAACGATCACCCTCAATAAAATCATTTTCCGATGCGGCTATTATTATTTCATACAACTGTCCACCCGAACGTCTGTGCCATGTCTTGGGTAGACTGGTAACTTTCCGAACATATGTGGTTTGAAAAAAACCACCATATTCATCGGGCGGGGCTTGTTGTGTTCTGGTAAACCCAATGCATCCCAGTGTAGGCAAAGGGTCATTGGTAACATCGAATTCCCAATCTCCAACGCCGGTTGTGCTTGGCGCGATGATGAATCTGTCGTTGCTCGGAATATAGGGACCGATTCTTCTGATGAGGCCCATCCGCTCATTAGTAAGAGTATTTGGACCGGCCCCTTTATTTTTTTTGATTCTGGTTTCAAAACAGGTGATCAAGGCTGCGGCGACAGAGTCTTCAAAAGAGTCAGTTGTCCAGAGATCTAGATTGTCTGAGCTAGTGAGTGTCATTGAAGTTCTCCTTGCTGTGCCACGCTGAGGCTCAATCGGTAGCCCACTGCATGGATTTGTCCGGCTAGTTTTCGACCGGCGCCGGGAATGCACATAAGCTCCTTTATTTCGCTCATATTTTGAGTGTGCGAGGTGGTTTTGTACCCCACGACAGGCTGCGCGAGCGGGCGTTTCTGAGCGTTTAGCGTTGCATCAGCGAGCGCTGCCCCGCGCAGCTTTTCGTGGGGTATAAGTGCCTGGGTAGTGGCGCTGAGAGGGACAATAATGCCTGCTGCTGCGCAGCAGAGACTGTTTGTTTCAGTTGTGTCGACACGATTGGCAGTGCGGAGCAAAGCGGTCGATGCTTGGGTGGTATGCAGGTCCTTCTTCATACCGCTTTCCTCCGGTGTTCGATAGTGAGTTGGTCCATCAGGCGCTGGTGAAACGTGAACCGTGCTTCGGTGCTGCTGTAACTTGCCGACAGCCTGGGGGGGAGGCGCAGCATTGAGATAGGACGACTCATGCTTCACCTCCGACCATTTTTTGGTCTTGGTTTTTCGGGTGAAGCTGCTGAAAAAACAGAGATGCTTTTTTTGCGTCCTCGAAACTTGTATGGATGCTTCCGTCGCCAGATTCGCTCTCCTTGGATAATTCCAGTTGTGTTGCTGGATCCAGCAGGGCTGCCATGGCGAGCGCTTGATCGCGTAGCGCAATGGTGTCACGTTCGAGTTTCTTGCCCGTACGGAAGGCCCTGAATGTTTCGGCCGCGATGCGCAGTTTTTCTGCGATTTCCAGAAGAGTCTGACGCGCTGGCTCCCCCAATTTCGAAGCGGCCAACGCGCGCTCGTAGTGGGAGTACAGTTGCTTGTGGTGATCGCGCGCCTGATCCAGGGAGAGCTTCAAGTTGTGGATCTCTTCCGAGTTGTCAGACTGTTGAATGTCTTTGCCTTCGTCGATTCCGTCGAGGCGGCCATCGATCAGGCCTCCGCGATAGCCTGCCCAATAGGTGAGGCCGACAAGTACGATCAGAACGATCAATGCGCAGATTTGTATTGCGGTCATGTGGTGTGCTCCTGGTGTTGTCGTTGGCTGGTGGTGGCAGCCCTTTCTCGGTTAGTGGTCTTACTCGGTTGAGTCGGTAAGTGGACGCGGCATTTCTTCGTCAGCCTTGTAAGCGCGGATGTCGATCAATGCGGCAACGTGCCTGATATGGGCATACCTCAAAGCCTTCACGCTGTGGTCGATGGTGGTCACCGGTAGTTGAATCCGCCCGCTGTTGATCGCTTCTGTGAACGTCTTTTCATTGAGGTTCTTGAAGTAGTGCACGCGCAGCTTTTCGAGGGGAATAAGCACGTCGCCGAAGAGGTGGTGCAGCATCTCGACGGTGGAGCTGTCCGGCGCGGGAAGTAGTCGTAGCGGTGTTTGGTTGGAGTTACTCATGGGGTTGCTCGGCCTCCTTGCGTTTAAGTCGTGATGGGTGATTCCAGGCGTTCAGGCAGTGGCGTTTGGTCAGTTCCCGCAGATGCTCTGGTACTTCGAGGAGTGCAGCGTTGCGCTCCTCGCGTGTACTCATGGCGATAATCTGGCGGGCGTATTCCCTAGGCCACGTCACGGTTATTTACCGGGATTTCTGGAAGGTTCAGCCCCAGTTGTTCGGCGAGCCAACGAATGCCGGCTTGCTTCACCCGGGTTGACTGGCTGTACTGCATGCCGGATGTCTCGTGATACCACTGGCCATCCTTGATCCGCAGATAGTCGCGGTCGCGCTTGGGGTAGGCCGGGAGGTTCCCTTTGAGTAGGCCCTTTTCCCGCATGAGAGCGATTAGCTTGGGCCGGGTTAGGCCGAGTTGGGTTGCGGCTTGGGCGAGTGTGCGATCCATGGATCCTCCTTAGGCTGCATGCGCGGCGGGAGTCGCCACGGTAGCCAGGTGGGTGATGGACTCGGCGACCATCGCGTACATCTCGACGTCGGTACCGCACACGGTGAAGCACTTGGTACGAGGGCGTTTGACGCCAATGCTCATGATGGTGGTGATGCCGGTTCGCGTCTGATTGCGATGAATGGCCACGTGGATAGGTAGCTCGAAGCCAAGGTCGAGGCTGATGGCGCCACCAGTGCGCACCAGGTCGAAAACTTGTTGCTTGTGTTCAACCTCAAACGCGCCATAGCTGCGGCTAGCATGTGGCAATGATGGTGGCTCGATCGGATTGCTGTGATCAGTAGGACCATTGGCGATCTCTTCGATAAAGTCGGCCAACTTGAGGTGCATCTTCTTGCTGTTGGGCAGGGTTAACGTGTGGCGCTCGCTGCCTAGTTCAACGGTGAAGTGAGTGTCGGCTTTGCTGCGTTCGACTTTCAGGCGTAGCGCCAGAGCTTCTCGCTTTGGGATCGACCTCAAAACGTGGTTGAACGTCTCGGTTAGGTTGACCTGGGCGTTGAGCAATTGCAGGGTGCGGTTGTCGAGTTTGAATTTGTTCATGCTGCCCGGCCTCCATCGTTCGGATTGAACGGAGCAGACGCGATACGGGCTTGCGGTTTTGATTTGCTAGGGATGAATGTGCAGCCGCAATTGCGCGCGATGCGGCGAACCTCGAGGATGCGGAATGGTTCATCAGCAGTCGGATGGACGTGCAGGGTGGCTGTGGTGTGCATGGTGTTGCCTCGCTCTGTGGTGGAAGAGTGAGGCAAAAATAACCTAGGTTTTAATTTGTGGCAATAACCTAGAGTTTAATTTTTAAACGATAAGTGATGAATTTATGGGGTTTAGAGTCGACCACCAGAAAACCCTACCAATAATTTGAATGCGATGCTCCATCACCTGTTCGAACGAATAGTCTTCGTCTGCGTACTCCTCGCGGTTGAAGCTGCGAAGGCGAAGGCCGCCGGGAATGCGGTAGAGGAATTTGATTCTCAAGAGTCCGTCGTGATCGAGCGCATACACCTGACCGTCGATGATCTTTGTCATTCCCTTATCTATACCAAGGGTCGCCCGGTCGAGGATCAAAGGGTGGTTGGAGTTGCCGGTGTTTGTAGCACAGGCCGCGTTTGCTGGGTCTATACCGGCTTTGCGCAACGTATAGCTGGAAAACCGAACCTTTCGACCTTCATCAATTTGGACTGAAGATTTCCCCAATCCAGAAGCAATCTCGACTTCCTTATAAAGCGGCAACGCGACCTCGTCATCATCCATGGGGGTGAAATCGTCCCACGGCGAGAGCTCGCCTAGAACAAAGGGGGTTCCGTCTCTTGGGCGTAGTCTGTAGACGTTGTCACGGGGCGGCTGGGTGCTAGGTACGACCCCCAACTCAAGCCAATCGACATCAATCTGCAGTGCTCGCGCAATTGCGGACAAGAAGCGGCTTTTTTGAGATTTACCTGAACTGATCTTTTGGATGCTGGCTTGCGTGCATCCGGCGGAGGCAGCCAGCGCTTCCTGGCTGAGGTTGCGTTCTGCCATCGCATGATTCAGTCGATCAGCAAGGCTGGGGAGCTGAGATTTGTCTAAATAGTTCATGGATGCAGGTTATGACCCTGGTTATAGAAAGTCCAACAGCTAAGGTTGTTGACGAATTAATCCTTTGGTTATAATCTGCGCATCAGTTACTCATGTTGAGATCTGTCCCATGACTATAAATCACCGTGATCCTAGTAGTTCGGGCTCCGGGTGCGCTTTTGAGGGCGGTGCTGCTCTGCTTCGAGTCCTTGAAGTCTGCGGCAACAACCAATCCGAGCTGGCACGCCGTTGCAATGTAAAACAACCGCACGTTTGGAAATGGCTCAAAGCCGGTCGAGTGCCTACTGAGCGTGTCCATTCTGTTGCTCGCGCATCAGGCGGAAAAGTATTGCCCCACGAGCTACGTCCGGATTTGCCTGATCTATTCCCAGCTCCAGCATTTCATGCGGTTGCTGCGTAACACTTAGAAAAAAGGCGACCCAAAGGTCGCCCAGTTCCTCCCGACACACACCACCACAGTGATGTCGGGTCGCGTTGAAGGTAAAGCGGGCACACCACATGCTAACCGCTGAACTTCACCGCGTTTCCAAGGCACGGATGCCTTGGGTTGCTGCCGTTTCCACCACAGATTGGGCAGCTGTTGCGCCAGAGGTGAACGACGGATCGTTCGCCTCGGCACGGTGCCGGTGTTGGTCTTGCGGACCTCGCCGGCTTTTGGGCACTTTCAAGCCACACGACAAATGTATCACCACTGCATGTCGTGAGGCACTGGCAACTTTCAAGGATTAATGCCATGAGCCGAATCGCTCTGAGTTGTGTAGAACGGGCGCAGCGGGAAATCCTGCCGCTCGATCTAGCGCTTTACCATGCTGCTCGGGACTATCCCGGCGGCGCCGCTGCAATTGCCGCCACCACCGGCAGAAACGCCACCACGCTGCAACACAAGCTGTCTCCCACACATCCCAGCCACTCCGTGAACATTCAGGAGTTCGGTGAGATCCTGGAGCTGACCAAGGACCGTCGCATTCTGGATGCGGTGCACGCGCTGGTGGGGGATACGACCTGGCAGGAACTGGCTGAGGCGTACACCAACGATATGCCCGAAACATTAACCACCGGCATCGCTGAGTATTTTCGGCAGGTAGCTGACTTGGCTGATACCTGGGCCAAAAGCATCGGTGATGGCGTGGTGACGGATCACGAACTGGCCGCAATTCGCCTACAGGTGTTTCGCGGCATTCAAGGGCTGCTGGGGATGTTCAATCGTGCTACCTACGTGAATCAGACCACGCGGGGTGCCGACCATGGCTGACATCGCAGATTTTGCTAATGACCTGGTACAGGAGCGGCTTGATCAGGCGCTGGCTGCGCGTAACGCCGCCAAGCCCGCCTTGGCGGCGCATTCATTTCTTTTTTGCGAGGACTGTGAAGAACCTATCCCAGAAAAGCGCCGAGTGGCTCAACAGGGCTGCACCCAATGCTTGAGCTGTCAGTCCGTCACTGAGGCATGGGAGGCTCGGCATGCTCGATGAGGTATTGAATCAATTCGCAGACTACGGCCTTGAGCCTGAGCAGCCGCTGATCTTTGGCAAGCTCACCCGCTGCAAGACCGCGCAGGACAAGGGCAAGGAAAAAAACGGCTGGTACGTCGTCCACGAGCATCGCACTGAGAAGAACGAAACACTGATCTTCGGCAGCTTCGGTGATTGGCGTTCGGGCGAGTCGCAAAAGATCAAGGTGAAGGCCGGGCGCATGAGCCCGGAAGAGCGTGAAGTCATGCGCGCTCGGCAGGAAGATGCCAAGCGTAAGGCCGCTGAGGTAGCGGCCAACGCGGCACGGCGAGCAGCCAACCGTGCAGCCGGCTTGTTCAAGCGCATGCCGGAAAAGGGCAGGAGCGCCTATCTGGATCGAAAACAGATCGTTGGGTTCAAGGTTCGCTATGCGCCACGTACCGGCGCGATGTTGGTGCCAATGAGCAACGTGCGGCATCAGATCGTTGGCCTACAGGTGATCTTCCCCGTTAAGCAGGAAGACACCGGTCGCGACAAGACCTATTGGCCTGCCGGCATGTCGAAGGAAGGCGCTTTTCACTTGATCGGCGGACATCCTGAGCCAGGTGAGCCGGTGTTGATCTGTGAGGGGTACGCGACGGGCGCTAGCCTGCACATGGCAACATCAATGGCGGTGGCTATCGCCTTCGATGCGGGCAACTTGCTCTCGGTGTCCAAGGCCATGCGCGAGCAGTTCCCCGGCTGCCCGGTTATCATTTGCCGCGACGATGACTGGAAAACCAAGCGTCCAAATGGCGAGCCTTGGAACCCAGGGGAGGAAAAGGCCAACAACGCCGCGTTGATCGTCGGTGGCCAGGTGGTAGCGCCAGTCTTCTCTGGCGAGCGTGAAATCAAGTGGACCGACTTCAACGACCTGCACATTGCCGAAGGTTTGGAGGCTGTCCGCCGCCAGGTGTTGGCGGTGGTCAAACCCCCTGCAGCTGGTGGTTGGAAGGATCAACTGGCCCGCACTGAAAACGGCTCCCTGATTGCCCATATGCAAAACGTTGAGCTGATCCTAGGCAATGACGAACGCTGGGCCGGTGTCATTGGGTATAGCGTGTTTAGCTCCAAGATCGTCAAACTTCGGTCCGCTCCCTTTGGCGGCGGTGCCGGTGATTGGGCCGACATCGATGACATGCGGGTGATGAAATGGCTCGCGCAGCAATACAACCTGCGGGTCAAAGCGTCCCATGTGATCGAGGCGGTCAGTGTGGTTGCCCACGACCATTCTTTTCACCCGGTGCGCGAGTATCTGGAGAAGCTTGAGTGGGACCGCGTGCCTCGGCTGGAAAGCTGGTTGACCGATGTGCTGGGCGTCCAGGCCAGTGAGTACTCGGCCAAGGTCGGTAAGCGTTGGCCGATCTCTGCGGTGGCTCGGGTCATGCGCCCGGGCTGTAAGGCCGACTCGGTGATGATCCTCGAAGGCGGACAGGGTGAGGGTAAGTCCACCGCCATGGGCATTCTCGGTGGCGAGTGGTTTATGGACACGCCCTTTGCCCTTGGCGACAAGGACAGCTTCCAGGCGATACGCGGCAAATGGATCGTCGAACTGGGGGAGCTGGACAGCTTCAACAAAGCCGAAAGCACCAAGGCCAAACAGTTCTTCTCGGCATCCACCGACACCTACCGAGAGAGCTACGGCCGCAGAACGAATGACGTGCCACGCCAGTGTGTGTTCGTGGGTACCACCAACCAAGAGGAATACCTCAAGGACGCTACCGGCAACCGGCGTTACTGGCCGGTGTTCTGTAACAAGGTCGATCTGGAAACACTACGCGAGATCCGTGACCAGCTGTGGGCTGAAGCGGTGTTCTGCTTCGAGGCCGGCGATATCTGGTGGGTGACAAAGGACGAGTCCTGGATGTTCGCCGAGGCACAGGACGAGCGCTTTGTTGTGGACGAGTGGGAAGGTCCGATCCTGACCTGGTTGGAGGAGTCGCAGATCGGTGAAACCGCTACCGGCAACGAGATCTTGATCCAGGCCCTCAAGTTAGACGTCGGCCATTGGGGCAAGCCGGAGCAGATGCGGGTCGGCGCGATCATGCATCGCCTGGGCTGGCGGAAAAAGCGCATGCCAGCTTTGGCAAAGAGCGGCATCCGGCAGTGGGCCTATCAGAAGCCAGCGACTTGGGGGCGTGCGTCTGCATTACAGGCGACTCTGGTAGAGGAGCCTTGCTTTGATTAAGCGAATTGATGAAATGCTCAAGCTCTGGGCTCAGGATCTGCATTCTCCGATGAACCCCGACTGCGCCGGATCTGGTGGCGGCAACATGATTGCGATGTTGATGGAGTGCAAGGGCGAGCTGATACGTGGAACTCGAGGCAGTCGGGTGCTGTTGGATGAATCGGCGGATATCGAGCTGATCGTGAACAAGCATCTACCGGCGCAGCTGTCGGTGGTTGTGCGCGAGCACTACTGCAACCACGAAAGCTTCCTCTCGCAGAAGTACACCCACTGCGGTTGCAGTCGCGATACCTATTACCAACGTCTGCACGAAGCGCACCTGCACATTGCTGGCATGTTGATGGGGAAGGCTGCGTGACCCCTGGTATCACTCCTCGTGCCACTGTCCTACTATCTGGCCTTGTCCGACTGCCATTTAGAGCAGTCGGACAAGTGCAGGCCACGTCGTTACTGGGCTGTCCTACTGTCCAACCTTTGCCCGCCCCATGCACACGTAAGCATAGCGGGCACGTAGTCGCGCCCATGGCGCGCATGCGTGCTTTTAGTTTTTCTCTCTATACACAAGAGAAGGTTAAATAAGGTAGGACAGTAGGGCAGAGCCCCGAAATTAGGCGCCTGTAGCTGTCCTACTTCGACTCTGCATAGTGGGACAGGTAGGACAGGGCATCAGAAGCGATAGCCGATTGAATGCGTTGTACCCCTGTTGTACCTGCGTCACACCCACGTTGCACCCGTATTGCTCCATGGCATTAAAACTCGCTTGCTGCCACCGGAATCCATCTGTAAAAAGTACCCATCTTCGATAGGTGCGACCGCAGAGAGCGGCACTCACCACACACCAAACCCGGCCATTGCGCCGGGTTTTTGCGTTTATGGGGTAGGCGATGACAAACGAGCAACAAGCGCTGGCAGAGATGCCGATCTGGTTAGTAATCGTCCTGGCCCTGGTCGGCGGTGTATCGGGGGAGATGTGGCGAGCCGATAAGGACGGGGCGAGGGGTTGGGCGTTGTTGCGGCGCCTGGCGCTGCGGTCCGGCGCCTGCATCGTCTGCGGCGTGTCGGCGATGATGCTGATGATCGCGGCGGGCATGTCAATCTGGACGGCGGGCAGCTTGGGCTGTCTGACCGCGATGGCGGGCGCCGATGTCGCCATTGGCCTCTACGAACGTTGGGCCGCCAAGCGATTGGGCGTCTCGGAGGTCCCGCCCAGCGGGGGCGAGCAGGGGTGATGCACCGATCTGGGGCGCCGAAAATCGCCGGGGACCCTGGGGGTATCCGAGGGGTACGGGGTCGGAAACCCGCGGGAAAGCGTTAGCGGCAGGGGCCCCGGCTTACTGAAATTCAATCCATTGAAATTGAAAGGTTTGCATTGAAAAGCCGTTGAAAAGGAGGGCTTATGACAGAACCAATCTACCTGTCAAAGAGCGCGTTCGCGGCTCGCATCGGCAGGACGCCGAGTTACATCACCTGGTTGAAAGACAACAACCGCTTGGTGTTGTCACCGAACGGTAAACAGGTCGACGTAATGGCGACTGAAGCCCTGATTAAGGAAACCGCCGACCCGAGCAAGGCCGCTGTCGCAGCTCGCCACCAGCAGGATCGGATTCAGCGTGACGTTTACAGCCAACTGTCCACATCGGTCGAGCCGACGCTCACGTCTGCGCCGCCGCTTTTAGGCGGCGACAGCAAACAGCCCGACTTCCAAAAGGCCCGCGCCCTGCGTGAGCACAACATGGCGAAGCTGGCCGAGATCGAACTTCAAAAGGCTCAGGGCTCCCTGGTCGCCAAGAAAGCGGTCGAAACAGGCGCCTACGATGCTGGTCGCTTACTTCGCGACCAACTGTTCGGGCCATTGCCCCAACTGTCCCATGACCTTGCGGCCATGACGGACCCCTGGCTAATCGAAAAACACCTGGCGGCAACATTCCGTAAAACGCTGGAAGAGGCCGAGCGCCTGTCTTCAGCGGACCTTGAACACGCCATGACACCGAGTTAAGACCATGCACACGGAATTTCCTGACGGTGCAAAGGTGTACCGTGAGGCATATTTCCGTGGACTGCGCCCCGACCCAGACCTCTGGATCGACGAGTGGGCCGACGAGTTCATGCGTATCCCGCGAGACACCGGCGCACCTGAGCCCGGCCAGTACCGCACCTCACGGACACCCTATGCTCGCGAGCCCATGCGCTGCCTGTCACCGGCTCACCCCTGCAGACGCGTGGTCACTATGGTGGCTTCGCAGTTGATGAAAACCCAGATTGCCCTGAACTGGATGGGCGGCCTGATCCACATGGCACCGTCCAACATCCTGGCGTTATTGCCCAGCCTGGGCCTGGCGAAACGTGTCTCGGGGCGGATCAGCAAGACGATCAAAGCCACCCCGGTGCTGCGTGAGCGCGTAGCGGCTAGTCGCTCGCGAGATACGCGCAACACCATGGACACCAAGGAGTTCGAAGGCGGCTCGCTGTACGTCACCACTGCCGGCTCGGCGGCCAACCTGTCGGAACTGTCGGCGCGTTACATCTACGGTGATGAGGTTGATCGCTGGGAAAACGATGTCGGTCAGGAAGGCGATCCGATCGGATTGGCGGAAACCCGGGCGACCAACTTTGGTCGCAACGCCAAGATCTATTTTTCCAGCTCGCCGACGATCAAGGGCGCCTCGCGCATCGCTGATTTGTTCGATTCAAGCGACCAGCGTCATTATTACGTGCCATGTCCGACCTGCGGCCACATGCAGGTGCTGGAGTGGGAGCGGCTGCATTACAGCAAGGATTACAACACCGTCCATTACGAGTGCGCGGGACCTGATTGCGATGTGCTGATCGAGGAACACCACAAGGGCGACATGCTGACGCGGGGTGAATGGCGGGCACACGGAGAGGGTGACGGCGAGACCGTTGGTTTCCACCTGAACGCCCTTTACTCACCGACCGGCTGGATGAGCTGGCGCACATTGGCCAAGGATTTTGAAGAGGCCAAAAAGGCCCAGTCCCAGGGTGACATGGGGCTGATGCAGGTGTTCTACAACACCCGTCTGGCCAAGGTCTGGGACAGCGCGCAGGAGCAAACCAAAGCCGAAGTGCTGATCGCTCGGGCGCGTCTGGAAATCTACACCCTCGGATCGATGCCGGCCGGTGTGCTGATGCTGACCGGCGCCGTCGACGTTCAGGCCAACCGCCTGGAACTGATGGTGATGGGCTTCGGTGTCGGCATGGAACGCTGGGTGGTAGACCACCAGGTGATCTGGGGCGACCCCGCCGATGAGCGCACCTGGGCCGTGCTGGATGAAAAGCTCAAGGCGCGGTATCGACATCCGTGTGGTGTCGGGCTAGCGATCCTCGCCACAGGCGTCGACTCCGGCGGTCATCACACCGACGAGGTTTACCAGTTCTGCCGCGTTCGCCGCTGGCGCAATATCTTTGCCATCAAGGGCGCGAGCAAGCCTGGCAGACCGGTGATAGCCCAGCGCCCGTCCATGGTCGATGTGACCTGGAAGGGCCAGACCGAACGCAACGGCGCCGAGCTTTGGTTCGTCGGCACCGACACTGCCAAGGACTGGATCTACAACCGCTACCCGTTCGAAAACGGGCCGGGTGCGCTGCACTTTGCCAACGACCTGCCGGACGAGTTTTTCGCCCAGTGTGTCGCCGAGCGCAAAGTGGCCCGCTACATCCGGGGTCACAAGCGTATCGAGTGGGTCAAGGGCAAGGCCGAGCGCAACGAGGCGCTCGACCTGATGGTGTACTGCCTGGCCATGGCGCATTACCTCGGCATCAACCGCTACCAGGAACACGACTGGGAGCGGGTGCGGCAGGCATTGGCCCAGTCCGGCTTGTTTGACGACGCCTTGGGCGTCAAGCCTGTACAGGGTGAGCGTGTCGATGAAGACGAAACACCCGCGCCGGCGGCCGTAAGACAAGCTCAACCCGCGCCACAACCCGCTGCCCCGGTCGTGCACACACGACCGGCAGCGTCGCCACCTCAACGCCGTAGTTCCACCAGCGGTTACCTGAAGAGACGCTGATATGTCCTTTACCCAGAAACACCTCGACGCCATCGAGCGTGCCATCGCGCGCGGTGAAAAGACTGTGCGCTACAGCGACCGGACGGTCGAGTACCGCACGGTCGACGAACTGCTCCGCGCTCGTGAAGAGATTCGCAGCTCGTTGACCAGCGCCGCCGGTCCCCGTTCGCGGGTCGTGCGGCTCAGCCATGGAGGCAAGGGAATCTGATGGCTCGACAATTTCCGGCGCTGTCTCGTAGCGGATTCTTGCTGCCATCGAACATCAAGGCTAGTTACGAAGGCGCCGGGGAGGGCCGTCGATCTGCCAGTTGGGACGCCACCGACAACGGCATCAACAGCATCAACACCCCGGCGCTGCGTAACTTGCGTGCCCGTTCGCGGGCAGCGGTGCGTAATGACCCATACGCGGCCAACGCCATCAACAAACGGGTCAGCAACCTGATTGGGACCGGCATCACGCCGCGCCCGAAAATCAAGGACGAAGCACTGCGTAGCCTGTTGCAGGAGCTCTGGGAGGATTGGGTCGACGAGTCAGACGCCGATGGCCTCTGCGACTTCTACGGTCAGCAGGCGCTGGTGGCACGTACTGTCGAAACGGCGGGCGAGTGTTTTGTCCGGTTGCGTCCACGTGGTCTGGATGAAGGTCTGGTGGTGCCGCTGCAGCTGCAGACTTTGGCTCCCGAGTTCGTACCGCATGACAAGTTCGAGATGACCAAATCCGGCAACGTCATTCGGGCCGGGATCGAGTTCAACCCGTCTGGAAAGCGCGTGGCTTACTGGATGTATCGCTCGCACCCGCGTGATGCGTCGTCGCTCAACAGTGGCTACAACCAACTGGTGCGAGTGCCGGCCAGCCAGGTGCTGCACATCTTCGAACCGCTGGAGCCGGGTCAGTTACGCGGCGTACCGCGTATGTCGCCGGTGCTCAAACGACTGCGCAGCCTGGATAACTACGATGACGCCGTGCTGTTCCGGCAGGAGGTCTCCAACCTGTTCGCCGGCTTCATCAAACGCCCTTCGCAGGACATGGGACAGCAACCGCGAGACCCGGTCACCGGCCAGTTGATCACTACTGACCGCGACGGCTTTACGCCAATGGTCGCGCTGGAGCCGGGCACCATGCAAGAGCTGGGTGCCGGCGAGGAGGTCGAGTTCTCCAAACCACCGGACGCCGGCAACAACTATCCCGATTTCATGCGTCAGCAACTGATGGCAGCGGCAGCGGGCACCGACACGCCTTACGAGATCCTCACCGGCGACATGAAGGGCATTAACGACCGCGCACTACGGGTGGTGCTCAACGAGTTTCGGCGCCGCCTGGAGCAACTGCAATTCAACGTCTACATCCACCAGCTCTGCCGCCCTGTACGGGCTGCGTGGCTGGACATGGCGGTATTGGCCGGGGTGATTGAACTGCCGGACTACGCCAAGCGTCGCCGCGAACTTCTGCGCACGCGCTGGGTGCCGCAAGGCTGGGCCTACATCCAACCAGTGCAGGACGTGCAGGCGCGCATGCTGGAGGTCAACGCCGGCTTCGGCTCGCGTAGTGAGATGTGCCTGCGCACCGGCTACGACGCTGAAACGGTCGATGCGGAAAACGCCGCCGACGCCCAACGCGCCCGAGACTTAGGCCTCAATTATCGAACCCTTGTCGAGGTCGACGCTCAACACGACGACCAGGAGAAACCATGAAACTGCTTTCACCCCTGAAGATTTTCAACAAGCTAGAGGGTCAACCGCCGATCCAGGACAAACACTGGTACAGCCTGAAGGCCAGCGGCGAAGCCGAGCAGCGCGCTATCGAGGTCTACGTCTACGGCGAGATCGGCACTTGGGGAATCACTGCCAATCAGTTCGTGCGAGATCTCGCGGCATTGGATGACGGCACCTCACCGATTGTCGTGGCCTTCAATAGCATCGGCGGCGACCTATTCGATGGTCTGGCGATCCACAACGCCTTGTCGCGTTTGGGGGAGCGTTGCACTGGCCGCGTCGATGCCCTGGCCGCCAGTGCTGCCAGCGTTGCCGTGTGTGGTGCGCATCGCGTGGTAGTCGCGGAAAACGCCATGCTGATGATCCACAACCCCTGGACCTACGCCTCGGGTGATGCCGAGGATCTGCGCAAGGTGGCCACCGCGCTCGACCAGGCGCTGGAAGTGATTATCGCGGCCTACAAGGCCAAGGCGCCCGACATTGATGAGGTCGAGCTGCGGCGCTTGGTCAATGCTGAAACCTGGCTCACGGCCCGAGAGGCTGTTGCCCTCGGCCTGGCCGACGAGGTGGGTGACGGCGTGCAAATCAAGGCATGCCTGGGACAGGGCGCGGTGATGCAGAAATACCAGCACACGCCCAAAGCGTTGCTGGATCAGCTGACTGGCACCGATGAACCCACCGAGCCGGTGGTAGAAAAGCCGGAATCCACGGCCCCGGTGGTCGACTCAGCCAAGTTGGCTCTGCTGATCACCCAGTCCTGCACCCAAGCAGGCATCAGCAATCTGATCGAACCGCTGATTGCCTCGACCCAGCTGGCAGATGAAGCCACCGTCCAGGCGGCGCTTACCCAAGCCAAAGCGATCCGCGATCTGTGCGTGGCGGCGCGCTTGCCGGAATGCGCTGTGGAGTTCGTGCAGGCCGGGCTCGATGCCGGCGCGGTGCGTGCACGGCTGTTCGACAAGCTGGTCGGCAGTGGCGGGGGCTTCGAGATCGATAACAGCTTGCCGCAAAACGACGATCCGGCCGCAACTGTGAAAGCCAAACAACCCGATCCGTCCTCGATCTGGGCGGCCCGTCAGGCCGCACAATCTCAATCCTCGAAAGGAGCAAGACCATGACCTTCAAATTGGAGCCGATGCACGCGGGTGAATTTCTGCTGTCCGAGGGCGCCGGCAATATCTCTCGCGAAGCGATCAACGTCGCGGCAGGGCCGGCGCTGCAACCGGGGCAGATCCTCGGACTGGTAACCGCAACGGGCGAATTCGCCCCGTACGAACCGACTGCAGAGGACGGCACAGAAAACGCCGTCGCGATTCTCTACGGACCGCTTGGCGAATCGGATGTGGTTCGCCGCGGCCGTGCCGTGGTGCGTCTGGCCGAGGTCAGCGAAGCCCATTTGACCGACCTCGATCCCGCTGCTGAAAAGGCCCTAGCCACTCATTTTCTGATCGTTCGCTAAGACGTTCCTTCCTTTATATGCATCCCGCCGCGTGCGGGATTTTTCGTTTCTGGAGAGTACCCATGGCCGATATCGCCATTTTCGAAGACGACGCCTTCAGCGTCCCCGCGTTGACCGCTGCGATCAACGAACAGGAATACCTGCCTGGCCGCATCAGCGGCCTCGGCCTATTCCGCGAAGAGGGCATCACCACCCTGACTGTGCAGATCGAGAAGGACGGCGACACCCTGGCCCTGGTGCCAGCGGGTGAGCGTGGCACCTCGGGTCTGGTGGTTGGCGGTAGCAAGCGCAAGCTGATCCCCTTCAACACCGTGCACCTGCCGCAACGCTTTACCATCAAGGCCGACGAGATCCAGGGCATCCGCGCCTTCGGTCAGCGTACCGAGTTGCAGTCGGTGCAGGACGTGGTCAACAAGCGTCTGGCCAAAGCACGGCGCCAGTTGGATGCCACCCACGAATTCCAGCGCATGGGCGCACTGAACGGACAGGTGCTGGATGCGGACGGTTCGACCATTCTGCTGGACATTTACAAGTCCTTCGGCGTCACTCGCCAGACGCTGCCCATGGGCCTGAACGATCCCGAAACCGAGCTGCGTGTACGCGCCGGGGAAGCATTGGACATGCAAGAGGACGCACTGGGCAGCGTGACCAGCAGCGGCTCCCGCGCTTTCTGCGGCAAGAACTTCTGGAACAAGCTGATCGTCCACCCATCGGTCAAGGAGACTTACCTCAACACCCTGCAGGCGGCCTCCCTGCGCGGCGATGCCCGGGAAAGTTTCGAGTTCGGCGGGATCGTCTGGGAACGCTATCGCGGCAAGGTGGCGGGTGTTTCGTTCGTGCATGACGATAAGGCCCTGCTGATTCCTGAAGGGGTGCCGGATCTGTACATCTCGACCTTTGCCCCGGCCGACTACATGGAAACGGTCAACACCGAGGGCCTGCCGTACTACAGCAAAATTGAGCCGATGGACTTCAACAAAGGCATGGCCGGCGAGGCCCAGTCCAACCCGTTGCACCTGTGCACCCGACCTCGGGCGCAAATCCTATTGACGATGTAACCATGGCCTTTCGCGACCTGATCGACGACATCGATGCTGTGGTGTTCGAAACCTTGGGCGACACCGCGCGGATCGAGGGTCGCGAGGAGCCCGTCCTCGGCATGTTCTCCGCGCCGTGGTTGCAACCCAAGATCGGCAAAATGAACACGGGGATGCGTGAACCTCGTTTCGAGATTCGCGTCGGCGATTCGCACGATCTGAAGAAGGGCCTGTTGGTCAGCGTCGATCTGCCGGAGTTGGACGGCGGTGGCGATTACGATCTGTTCCAGTTGGAGCCGAGCGGAGACGGCCTCGTCGCCCTTATTTTGAGGAAGCGCGTATGAGCGTTGGCAGCTACTTCAAGCCCTCGGCCGGCGGCGGAATGATTTCCCTGCAAACCTCGGCGACGGACCTGAAAGCCTTTCAGGACTTTGCCGCCCTGGTGCCGAAAGCCGCCGCCAAGGCCCAGCGCCGGGCGATCAACAAAACCCTGCGCTGGCTCAGCACGCACATCGCTCGCGCAGTCGGTCGGCAGGAGCGGATCGCGGTGGCGGCGGTGCGTCAGCGGCTACGCGCCTACCCGGTCAGCGGTTCGGGCAACAGCGGCAAATTGTGGTTCGGTCTCAACGCCATCGAGGCCAGCCGCATTGGCCCCGTCCGACAAAATGGTTCCGGTGTGTCGGTCGCCGGTCGCCGTTTTCAGGGAGCCTTCCACAAGAAGGTTTACGGCAACAGTCCTGACATCTGGATCCGCACGGCTAGCAAGCACTTCAACGCCAATGACTATCCCGACAGCGCCGTCAGCGCGGCGGGCGGAGCCAGTTCGGGCTGGGTTGCCGAGCACGACAGTCGTTTCCCGCTGGCCAAGGCCAAGGTCTCTCTGGAGCAGGCTCGACCGCATTTTGAAAGCTGGGTGCGCAAGGCCGATGCACAGCTGCTGCACGTGCTGCAGCAGGAACTCAACTTTGAACTGCAAAAGTACCTGAAGGGGAAATAACGTGGTGGATGAAACGGACGAGCCGTTCAGCCTGGAACAGTTGTATCAGGCCATCGAGCGGCATGTGCAGGCCCATTTGCCGTGCGTTCAGACCGTGGCGGTTTGGCCGGTAATCGAAGATGGTATTCGGTTGCCGGCAGTGGTCATCGAGCTGGCGGAAATGGAGCCAGGCCAAGACCCGGGCACCGGTGAAATGGGACTCTCCTGCAAGTTTGAAGCGCGGGTGATCACCGACCCGATCCAGGACGATCACCATCAGCAGGCCGTTTTCCTGGCCGGGCAGCTTGCTGTGTTGTTACGGCAGCAGTGCTGGGGCGTGGCGGTGGAGCCCGCCGAGTTTGTGCAGGCCATGCAGGACTGGACCAAGCCCGAGCTGGACGGCTACACGGTCTGGGTCGTGGAGTGGACGCAGCAGATCTATCTGGGCCAGATGCAGTGGCCGTGGCCAGATCAACCGCCGGGTACCCTGGTGCTGAACATCGAGCCGGGTGACGGTGAGGTGCGGCCCGAGGATGTGCCATGAGTGCAGGCTACGTCAGCGCGCAGCATGACCGCATGCTCGCCGGCCTGGTCAAGGACTGTTACGTGGTGGCGGTGGATCTCGCCGCGTCGCCACCGGTGTGCCGGGTATCGGACGGTGAATGGGTCAGCGGCTGGGTGCGTTGGCACAGCGTCGCCGCCGGCAAGGCGCGGCACTGGCGGGCGCCGAGTCTGAACGAACAGGGCACGCTGATCAGTGCCAGCGGTGACGTGGCGCAAGGCACGTTCATACCTGGCTTGTATGGCAACGGTGGTCCGCCGCCGGACAATCGCGATCACGTTGAAGTGTGGCGTTTCGACGACGGCGGGTCGCTGGTCTACGACTGGCAGGCCAACAGCTACAGCATCAGCCTGCCGACCGGCACGGTCACCATCAAGGTCGGGGCGACCCAGGCCGAGGTGACCGACAACGCCGTCACGGTGAAGTCCAGCACGATTAACCTGGAGGCGAGCGTGAACATCAAGGGGCCGGTGAACATCAATGGTCCATTGCACACCACGCAGGACATCACCAGCGCCGGGGCGATCCTCGACACCGCAGGTAACAGCAATCATCACTCGCACTAGCGAGACTTTTTAACCCGGCCCGCCACGTGCGGGCTTTTTCATTCCCGGAGTAACCATGGCCAAGCTTCAAGACGACTCGGCGGTGCAGGATCTAGCCACCGCCACTCCCTCAACACCGACGGCGTCGACCACGACCTTTCGCGACACCCTCTATACCTCGCGCACCGTGATCCTGCCGGATGACCGCGTGCTGGCCGTGGCGAAGAGCGTTGTCGCGGTCAGCACCACGGATGACGTGGCGCTGAAGTACCTCAAGGCCCACGCCGAGTTCGAGCAGCTCAAGGAGTAACCGCGATGATCGGAATGGATCGCCACACCGGGCAGCCCATCTCCGGCATCGAGCATCTACGCCAATCCGTTGCGGACATCCTCGGCACGCCGCTGATGAGCCGTCGTGAACGGCCGGAGTACGGCAGCAAACTGCGGCGCATGGTTGACCTGCCCATCAACGAGGGCTGGAAGAGCGCTGCACAAGCCGAGGCCGCCCGGGCGCTGGGCCAGTGGGAGCCGCGACTAACGCTTGAGCGGATACGTGTTCTGTCTGTTCTGGGCGGGCAAATCAACATGAAGATCAGCGGCGAATACCTTGGTGTGCGCGGCACGTTGGAGGTGTGGGTATGAGTACCCTGGTGGATCTGTCGGAGTTGCCGGCGCCGGACGTGCTGGAGCCGTTGGACTTCGAGGAGGTGTACGGGGAAGCGCTGGAGGTGTTCCGTGGCCACATGGGCGACAACTGGACGGCCTCGCTGGAAAGCGACCCTGTAACCAAGCTGCTGGAGGTCGGCAGCTACATCAAGCTCGGCAACCGGGCACGGGTCAACGACGCGGCCAAAGCGCAGTTTCTGGCCTATGCCATCAACGGCGACCTGGACCAACTGGCGGCCAACGTCAACCTGAAGCGCCTGGTGATTCAGGCGGCGGATCCGCTGGCCGTGCCACCGGTCGAGGCGGTGTTGGAGTCCCACGACGCCCTGCGCGAGCGGGTGCAGATGGCCTATGAGGGGCTGACCACCGCTGGGCCGCGCAACAGCTACATCCTGCACGCCCGCAATGCGTCGGCGCTGGTTGCCGATGCTACGGCGGAAAGCCCGGCGCCGGCCTGCGTCGACCTCACTGTGCTGGGGCTTGAAGGCGACGGCGAAGTCGGTCCGGATCTGCTGGCTTTGGTCGCCACGGCTGTGAATGACGAGGACGTGCGCCCCGTCGGCGACCGCGTGACGGTGCGCGGCGCCGAGATCCTGCGCTACCGCATCGACGCCGTACTGCACATGAAAGGTGCCGGCCCGGAAAACGATGCCGCGCTCGTCGAAGCGATCAAGCGTCTGCAGGCTTGGATCAATCCACGCCGCCGGCTGGGCGTCGAGGTAGCCCGCTCCGGCGTCGACGCTCAGCTGCACGTCGCCGGTGTCGCCCGTGTGGAGCTTGCGGACTGGCAGGATCTGGCCCCGACCAAGGCGCAGGCCGCTTACTGCACCGTATATAGCGTCGTGCTGGGAGGTTGATATGCGCAGTCTTTTACCGCTCAACAGCACGCCGCTGGAGCGAGCGATTGAGGCGACGTTCGCTGAGGACACCCTGATCCCGCTGCGTACGCTGTACAACCCTGACACCTGTCCGGTTCACCTGCTGCCGCACCTGGCCTGGGCCTGGTCGGTCGACCGTTGGGACCCCAACTGGTCGGAGCCGGTCAAGCGCGCCGCGATCAAGGCTTCGTTCTACATCCATGCCCACAAGGGCACCATCGGCGCGTTGCGTCGGGTGGTCGAGCCGCTGGGTTACCTGATCGAGATCGTCGAGTGGTTCAACACGGTGCCGCAAGGCGTACCGGGCACCTTCGCCCTGAAGGTCGGCGTGCTGGATACCGGGATTACCGAGGAAATGTATCAGGAGTTGGAACGCCTGATCGACGACGCCAAGCCTGTCAGTCGGCACCTGACAGGGCTGGACATCATTCTTGAAACCCATAGCGACGCTTACGTTGGCTTCGCCGTTTATGACGGCGATGAGATCGATGTTTACCCATGGAGCAACCCGGATATCGACGTGGTGATTCAGGGTTACAAGGGCGTCAGCAATTACATACTCGACGAATTGGACGTGTACCCCCATGGTTGATACGAACACTATTTTTGGCGGCATGCTCACGACTCTGGGGGCGGCGAAGAAAACCAACTGCGACGCGCTGGGGATTCCCTGGGAGCCCAAGTTTTTATTGATCGGTGATGCAAACGGCACCGATCCAGTTCCAAGTCCTACGCAGACGGCGCTGATCCATCAGGTTCACCGCGCCCAGCTCAATCAACTGCGCGTGTCACCGACGGACTCCAACATTTTGATCGCCGAGGTGGTTCTACCACCGGATGTGGGTGGCTGGTGGATGCGAGAGTTGGCGCTGGAAGACAAGGACGGCGTGTTTTCAGCCGTGGCCAACCTGGCTCCCAGCTATAAGCCGTTGCTGTCCCAGGGATCGGGCCGCAACCAGGTGGTGCGGATGCACATCATCACCAATGGCACTGCCAACATTCAGTTGAAAATCGACCCGAGTGTTGTGCTGGCGACGCGCGAATACGTCGACTCCAGAATTCTGGAAGAACTGTACAAGCTCGACAGCAAACAATCGGTGCGCGTAGCCACTACCGCGAACATCGTGCTGTCAGGTCTTCAGACGGTTGATGGCGTCGCAGTGGTGGCCGGTGATCGGGTGCTGGTGAAGAACCAGACAACGGCCAAGGACAACGGCCTGTATGTGGTTGCTGCGGGTGTTTGGGCACGGGCTCCAGATGCCGACACCAATACCGAGGTGACCTCGGCGTTACTGGTGTCCGTCGAGCAGGGGGCCACACTGGCCGATACGCGTTGGCAGTTAATCACCGACGCCGTGATTGTGCTGGGCACCACCGCGCTGACCTTTCAAAACGTGACCTTCGGGTTTGCGCCGCTGGCATCGCCAAAACTGACCGGTGTTCCCGAGGCTCCGACGGCTGCCAAAGACACCGGGACGCCGCAGATTGCTTCCTGTGAGTTTGTGCTGGGGCAAGTGTCTGACGATCTACCGAAGCCGGCAGGCGTGGCAGCTTCGGGTGAATCCAAACGCACGTCTCGGTCCGACCACGTCCACGCCACTGACGTGACGCGCGCTGGGCTTACCGATCTACCCTATCGGGGGTTCCGTTCCTGGACTGTACCGGGGGTCTATACGTGGATTGTCCCGGAAGGTGCGATGAAGGGATATTCCATTGTAATAGGCGGGGGTGGTAGTGGTCGAAACAGCCAGCTCTTCGGTCCAGGCGGTGGCGGTGGAGGGGTGGCTGAAGGCTTGGTGCCGCTGGTGCCGGGCACCGCCATTACGATTACGGTCGGCGCCGGCGGTGCGGGGGTTTCCTACAGCGTGAGTGGCGGTCCTGGGCTTGCCGGTGGTAGTTCTTCGTTTGGCAGCTTCATGTCGGCCTCTGGAGGCGGTGGCGGCGACTCTAGCGGTGGCGGTGGTAAAAGCGGCGTTGGCACGGGTGGGGATCGAAATTGGGGCTTGGGCGATGGTCAAACCGCCGGCCGGGTAAATGCGACTTCGTATGGTTTTCCGGGCAGCGGTGGCGGGCCAGGTGGCGCCGGCGCAGCGGTCGATGCGGCTGGTGTCGGTCAGTCCCCGCTCAGAAGTGGCCAAGGGCCAGGCGGTGGCGGTGGGGGGCGGATGGACAACGGTGGCCTTTCTGGTGCCGGTGCGGCCGGCTCCGTAAGCATAAGGTGGTGAGTATGTGGGCACATATTGAAAGCGGTCGAGTCATTGAGGTGACCGACATTGACCCGGCGGGGCGCTATCACGCGTCATGGATCTGGAAGGTCTGCCCGGCCGATGTCGGGCTGGGTTGGACATTTAACGGTGGCACCTTTTCGCCTCCGGCGGGCCTTTCTGCGGAGGCCCAGGCTGCCAGCGAGCGGTTTTGGCGTGATGCTGAACTGGCCGGCAATGAGTGGCTGGTTTCCCGGCATCGGGATGAGTTGGACATGAACGAGGCAACGACGCTGTCGGGCGAGCAGTTTTCGGCATTGCTGTCCTACCGCAAGCGGTTGCGCGACTGGCCCGAAGGCTCAACGTTTCCCGAGAGTACGGGCCGGCCCGTCGCGCCTGACTGGCTCGCGACAATCAATGTCACCTGACGCCCCGCACTGACGGGGCGTTTTCTTTTCCGTTACGCGCAATACCAACATTTCTCACGGCCTCGCTTATGCGGGGCTTTTTCGTTTCTGGAGATTGAGCCTTATGAGTATCTTTCACGGCGTCACGACCACGGCGGTCGATACCGGCGCACGCACCATCTCGCTGCCGTCCTCGTCGATCATCGGGTTATGCGACACCTTCACCCCCGGTGTCCTTGGGGGCGGCACGGCCAAGGCTGGCGAGTTGAAGCTGATTACCACCGAGCGTGAAGCCATCGCCGCCTTCGGCGCCGGTTCGGCGATCACCAAGGCCTGCCAGGCGATCTACGCCAAAGCCAAGGCGGTGATCGTGGCCATCGGCGTGCCCAAGATGGACGACCCGGCGCTGCAGACGTCGGCGATCATCGGCGGCGTGTTGGCCTCGGGGCAGCGGACCGGCCTGCAGGCGCTGCTCGATGGCAAAAGCCTGTTCAACGCCCAGCCGCGGCTGCTGATCGCGCCGGCGCATTCGGCCACACAGGCGGTGGCCACCGCCATCGATAGCCTGGCGCAGAAGCTGCGGGCCATTGGCATCATCGACGGTCCCTGCACCACCGACGAGGCCGCCATGGCCTACGCCGGAAACTTCGGCAGTCGCAACCTGTTCATGGTCGACCCGGGCGTGCAGTTCTGGGACACCGGCGAAAGCAAGACGGTGGATGCGCCCGGCTCAGCATGGACGGCCGGCCTGTTCGCCTGGACGGATGCGACCTACGGCTTCTGGGCCTCGCCGTCGAACAAGGAGTTCACCGGCATCACTGGCACCACCCGCGCCGTCGAGTACCTCGATGGTGACGAAACCTGCCGGGCCAACCTGCTCAACAACGCGAAGATCACCACGATCATTCGCGACGACGGTTACCGCCTGTGGGGCAATCGCACGCTGTCCAGCGATCCGAAGTGGGCGTTCGTCACCCGGGTGCGCACGCTGTTCATCCTCATGGATGCGGTGCAGGCCGGGCACAAATGGGCGGTCGACCGCTCGATCACCAAGACCTACGTCAAGGACGTCACCGACGGTCTGGAGGCGTTCATGCGCGACCTGAAAAATCAGGGCGCCCTGATCAACTTCGAGGTGTACGCCGATCAGGAACTGAATACAGCCAGCCAGATCGAGCAGGGCAAGGTGTATTGGCGCATCCGCTTCACCGACGTGCCGCCGGCCGAGAACCCGAATTTCCTCTTCGAAGTCACCAATCAATGGATGACCGAAGTGCTTGAAGCTGCCTAAGGAGGCCACCTGATGATTCCTGAAGTTCTGTCCAACTGCGCCGGGTTTATCGACGGCGTGAGTTTTGCCGGCGAAATGCCGAGCCTCACCCTGCCCAAGGTGGTGCTGAAAACCGAAACCTACCGGGGCGGGGGCATGGCCGGCGAGATCGAGATCCCGACCGGCGTGGAAAAACTCGAAGCCGGGTTCACCACCAACGGCGTGCGCCGCGAGGCCTTGAAGTGGTTCGGCCTGTCGGATCGCACCGCGTGCAACGCCGTGTTCCGTGGCTCGTTCAAAGGCCTCAAAGGCAAGGTCACCCCGGTCATCGTCACCATGCGCGGCGGCATCAAGGAAGTCGACATGGGCGACTGGAAGGCCGGTGAAAAGGCTGAAAGCAAACACAACATGGCGCTGACCTACTACAAGCTCGAAGTCGATGGTCGGTTGATCTACGAGATCGACATGGTCGGCATGGTGCTGGTGGTGGATGGCGTCGATCAACTCGCTGCAGAACGTTCGGCCCTGGGCCTTTAAGGACATACGCAATGACTCAAGACATTCAACCGACAACCGAAAAAGCTCTGCCCAAGTGGCTGCAGCTCTCCGACGATGGCTTGCGCATCAGCCTCAAGTACCCGACCGAACTGTCCGGTGTGCAGGTCGACACCCTGTCGATGCGCGCTCCCTGCGTGCGTGACGTGCGGGCGGCGCAGGCCGCCTCCAACGGCGACGCGGAACAGCGCGAAATGTCACTGTTTGCCTCGCTGACTCAGACCCCCGAAGCGGATCTGATGGGATTGAAGATGGTCGACTACATGCGCCTGCAGGCCGGCTATTTTCGCCTGGTCACGGACGACTAGGTGCGACGGAACTACGTTGAAGACCCTGGCCAAACGCCTGGCCAGGGAGACCGGATTCTCTGCAGCTGAGATCACGGCCATGCCCTTCAACGAAATGGTGTGGTGGCTCTCCGATTGAGCCACCACGGCAACTCTCCGACACATAAGGCACGCACATGGCGAAGAACCTCGCGCTTGGCTTTGTCATCGGCGGCGCCGTCGACTCGACGGTGGGCAAAGCGTTCAAGGACGTCGAAAGCAAGATCAAACACCTGGACACGGTGGGCAGCAAAGCCCGGGTGCTGCAGAACACCATCGGCGACACCATGCGCCTGCGCGAGGAATGGCGCAAGGCGCACCTGGCCGGTGCCGAAGGCGCAGACAAGCTGCTGAGCAAGTACGAAAAGAATCTCGACCTGCTGAAGAAACAGGGCGTCGAGGTCGGCCGTTTGAGCAAAGCTTACGCCACGATGGGCCGCGTGGCCGCCGGAGCCGAATTGAAAGCGCTCGGTCACCGGCAGATCGAGGAGGGGCGTTCGGGCCTGAAAAGCACCATCGGCCAAGCCGGTGCTTTGACCGCCGCCGTCGCCATCCCGACCAAGGTCAGCGCGGACTATGGCGCGATTACTCGTGACATCGCGATCAAGGCAGGGATTGCCAATACCTCTCAAGAGGCGGATCTGTCCAAGTCGATTATCGGTACTTCAAGAGATATCGGTATTGCTCGTAATCGATTGGCAGAGACCATCAACACCTTGGTGGGCTCTGGCCTGGAGTTGAGTAAGGCGCGGGAGTATTCAGCTCCGGCGGCAAAATTCATCGTAGGGCAGGGAGCTGGGGACACCGACACTGCCAAGTTGATCAACGCGTTGAGTCAGAACGCCAAAATCACCGATCCGGCGATGATGCAGAAGGCGCTGGAGGCGATCGCTTATCAAGGACAAGCGGGTAGCTTTGAGGCTGCCGATATGGCGCGATGGTTTCCTGAACTGCTGGCCAACATGGGCAACCTGAAGATCTACGGCATGGACGCCGTGACCCAGTTGGGTGCGATGTTGCAGGTGCAGATGAAGACGGCCGGCGGCGCCGATGAAGCGGCCAACAACCTGAAAAACTGGATGGGCAAGATCGGTTCCGGCGAAACGGTCGACGCGTACAAGAAGGCCGGGATCGATTATCAGGCGTCAATGACCACCGGCCTGCAGAGCGGTATGTCGACCCTGGAATCGAGCTTTGCTTTGGCGCAAAAATACATCGCGGCCACTGACCCGAAGAAGGCCAAGGCTATGGCCGAGGCCACGGCCAAGATCAGCAAGGAAACCGATCCGGAAAAAGCCAAGGGCATGATCATCGCGCTCGAGGAAGCCCTGCGCACCGGTGACCTGTTTGCCGACATGCAGGTCAAGGCGGCGCTGACTGCGTACATGCAGAACAAGGATCTGTATAACCAACTGAAAAAGGACTCGGCGGACGCTACCGGCATCCTCGACAAAAACCTCGCCGAGCGCCGGCAGACTTCTTCACAGAAATGGGCCGAGATGGCCCAAGGCATGGACGACGCCATGCGCAGCATCGGCGATGCCTTGCGACCGCTCACCGATGCAGTGGCCGACGGCATCAACAACGTCAGTCGCAAGCTGTCGGGATTTGCCGACGAATCCCCACGCGTGGTGGCTAGCATCGGCACGGCCGTGGCAGGCCTGGTTGCGCTGAAGGGCGTGGCCAATGCCTACAAGGTCGGCAAGGGCTTGATGAACCTCGGGCGCGGCACCCTGATGGGCAACCCGAACATCCCGCAAAAGGTGATTGTTACCAATCTGCCGGGTATGGGTGGCGGGATGGATGCCGGCGACCTGGATGCCGACGGCAAAAAATCGGGCAAGGCGGGTAAAGGTGGCCGTGGTGGTGGTCTTGGTCGTGGGGCTTCCATCGCCCAAGGCATGAAAGGCCCGGCGATCTTCGCGGTCGCCCAAGCGGGATACAAGGCCTATGACACCTACGAAAACGCCGAGACCCAAGACGAAAAGGCTGAGGGCTACGGACAGGCCGCCGGCGGGTTGGCCGGCACGTTGGCCGGAGCGGCCGCCGGTGCAGCCATCGGCACAGCGGTGCCAATCATCGGCAACATCGTCGGCGGACTGATTGGCGGTTATCTCGGTTACATGGGCGGTGATGCTCTTGGTGGCTCTCTCGGCAAGTCGTTGTTCGGCACCGACGAGTCGCTGAAAACCCTGCCGGCCGCTGGGCCGCTGATGATGGCCAACGCCGGGCAGAACCTTCCGCCGGTGATGGGCAATATCGCCCGGTCGTTTGCGCCCGCCGCCGGACCACTCAATCCTGCCGCACCCAGCTCGCCGAAAGCGTCGGCTGTGCAGAGCCTGCTGCCGGAGCGCGAAGCCGACGGCGCCACGTTGGGTGATGTAGCGCGATCCCTGGCCGCTCCCGCAACGCCGAGTATGCCGGCGTTGTTGGCTCCGGTGCCGGTCGCGCCGAAGAGCGAACCGCCGAAGGTCGAGCAGCGGGTCGAGATTCAGGCCCCGCTGAGCATCACCGTGCAAGGCGACGCGAAAGATCCGGCGCAGTTGGCGCGAGAGCTGCGGCCATTCATTGAGCAGCAAATGCGCGAGGCCACGCAGCAGCTGCAAAACCGCAAGCTGTATGACGAGCCGCATGTATAACGAGGAGGGCTTATGGCCTACATGGAGCAACTGCAGGCGGGCCTGAAAAATCTGGCGGCGGCAGGGGAGACCGGGCGGCGTAGCCTCGACGGCATGATGGGGCCGGTCAACGGCGCCATCAGCGAGATCAGCGGCGCAGCCTCGGAGCTGGAAGGTATCCCGATTGTCGGTCCGGTGGTTGGCGAGAAACTGCAGCGCATCATGCGCGGCGTGAACGCCGCTCAGGCCAAGGTCGGGCAGGTGGTGGCCACTTACAACAAGGCCACTCGTGCGGTGTCGCAGATCGATGAGCGCATGGGGCAGTTGAAGGAACAGGCGGCACGGGCATCCACCGCGATCAACAAGATCGCTGGCAAGGTCAGCCCCTCATTGGGCAACATCCTGCCCACCAGTTCGCTGGCTGGCGACGCCACCCCGCTGCCGGAGGCGGTCAAGCCGTTTCCGCATTTGCTGATCGTTCAGCCACAGGATCCGAAGGCAGTGCCGTACTACTTCAATCTGGACACGGCGGCCTTCGATGAACTGCGGCGCTCGACGGAATTTCGCTGGGCGGCACAGGAAAGGTTGACCCGGCGGCCAGCGCAGCAGGCGGTGGGCATCGGCGAGGAAAAGATCACCCTCAAGGGCGCGATCTTTCCCGGCTTCAAGGGCGGGATCAAGCAGCTGGACACTTTGCGCAGCCTCGGCGCCCAGTTGAAACCCCTGACCTTGACCACCGGTTATGGCGACGTGCTGGGCACCTGGTGCCTGAAGAGCGTCGAAGAAGAACAGAGTGCACTGCTGCAGGGTGGAATCCCGCGCAAGCAGGCGTTCACATTGGAGTTTGTGCGTTATGGCGACGACCTGCAGAACGTCTGACGGGGATTTGCTCGATACACTTTGTTATCACGCTTACGGGTATTTGAGCGGCACCGTCGAGGCGGTGCTGGATGCCAATCAGGGGCTGGCCGACGAGCCGCAACCGTACCGCGCCGGCATTGTGATCGTGCTACCGGATCTGCCGGCCCCCACTGATGAAGTGGTGATGTTGTGGGGCTGATGCCGCCGCCCAGCACACCATTCGGATGACACTTACTTTGCCCGCCCTGTGCGGGCTTTCTTTTGGACAAAACAATGACTCCAGCTTTTCGCGTCGTGGCCGACGGGGCCGACATCACGGCCCTGATCAATGATCGGCTGCTGCAACTGAAAACCACCGATAAGACCGGCATGGAATCCGACGAGTTCGAATTGCGCATTGATGACCGCGACGGTGCTGTGGCACTGCCGCCGCGCGGGGCTGGCATCGAGATCTACCTAGGCTACGCGGAGACCACATTGACCCGCATCGGGCGCTACGTCGTCGATGATGTGGATTTCGATGGACCGCCGGATGCCCTAGTGATTACCGGCAAGGCCAGCGACATGCGTGGCAGCGGCAAGACCACCCGTAGCGGCAGCTGGGAAGACGTGCCCCTGTCGCGGATCGTCGCCGATGTTGCCGCGCGTAACGGCTGGCAACCGGTGTGCCCGGTACAGACCAAAGTGCCTCGCGCTGATCAGCTCAACGAGTCGGATTTCAACTTCATCACCCGTCTGGCCAAACAGTATGACTGCACGGCCAAGGTGGCCGACAGCAAATTGCTGGTGATGCCTCGGCAGGCCGGGCAGAGCGCTTCGGGCAAAGCCTTTGGCGTGGTGGTGATTCATCGCCGTGACGTCAGCCGCTTTAAGTTCCGCCTGGGGGATCGCAACACCCACAAGGCGGTGTCGACCAAGCACCAAGACAAGAAAAACGGAAAGCTCGCCGTCGTCACCCTGGACAACGACGACTCACCGGACGGCTTGCCACCGGTGCACACCGACCGTCACATCTACCCGAACAGGTCGGCGGCCGAACAAGCCGCCAAGGCTCGACTGGCGGCCTTCAACCGGTCGACGGCCGGTGTCCGGCTGGAAATGCCCGGGCGTACCGACCTGTTTGCCGAGCGAACAATCGATGCCCAAGGCTTCAAGGTTGGTTTCGACGGCGAGTACCTGGTGGACTCGGTGGAGCAGGTGTTCACCCAGGCCGGTTGGAGCACGACGGTCGAGTGCAACGGCGGCAAAAAGGGCAAGGCGAAAGCCAAAGGCAAGAAGAAAAAGGCGGCGAAGGATCTGAAGGTCGTTCAGCTCAAGCAGTAGCGCCGCATTCCCCCAAATCCATGGAGACCCGCTATGTCACTGACAGAGCAACAGCTACAGCGCATCATGCCCAACGCCCGCCGCCAAGCGGGCGTTTTTGTATCCGCTCTCAACGCCGCCATGACTCATCGGCAGATCAACACGCCGCAGCGGCAGGCCGCGTTCCTGGCCCAGGTCGGACACGAGTCCGGCCAACTGCAGTACGTCCGTGAACTGGGCGGTGATCAGTACCTGAGCAAGTACGACACCGGCAGTCTCGCGGTGAAGCTGGGCAATACGCCGGAGGGCGACGGCGACGGTCAGCGCTATCGCGGTCGTGGCTTGATTCAGATCACCGGCCGCAACAACTACCTGCGCTGTAGCCTGGCACTGTTTGGTGATGAACGATTGCTGCGCACCCCGGAGTTGCTCGAGCTGCCGCAATGGGCCGCTGAGTCGGCCGCGTGGTTCTGGTGGGTGCGTGAGCTGAACGCTCTGGCAGATCGTCACGAGTTCGAGGCAATCACCCGCAAGATCAACGGTGGCCTCAACGGCCTGGCGGATCGGCTGCAATTGTGGAAGCGGGCGAGGGCAGTGCTATGCGTGTCGTCGACCTGATTCCGGTGCCGTATCGGCTGCTGGCCATCGGCGTGCTGCTGGCCGCATTGGCGGGTGGTTCTGCCGCGTTGGCCTGGCAGGTTCAGGACTGGCGCTACGGCCGCCAGCTTGAGCAACAAGCCCGCCTGCAGGCGGAACGCCTCAACCAACAGACGCTGGCCGCTGCCGCGCAGCAACAAACCGAGCAGGCCAAACGTCTGGCCCTGGAGCAGCGGCTTTCAGCCAGTGAACAAACCCATTACCGAGCCCTGAGCGATGCCCAACGTGATCAAGGTCGCCTGCGCGACCGCCTTGCCACTGCTGATCTGCGCCTGTCAGTCCTACTCGACGCCACCGATTCAGCCAGCGGCGGCTCAGTGTCAGCCGCCGCCACCGGCGGCGTGGTTCATGGCGCCACAAGAGCCCAACTTGACCCGGCGCATGCTCAACGAATTATCGGCATCACCGATGCCGGCGATCGAGGACTGATCGCGTTGGCGGCCTGTCAGGCCTATGCCAAAGAAGTATCAACACCGAAGTGAAAAAGAGCGGCCGGGGTGGATGCGTCAACATCCAACCCGACCGCCGTCCCTGCAGATTGCCCCTGCAAGTCCAGCCAAGGCTCTTACTCCGTGCACGAAGCGCGGCGAGCCTAGCACCTGTTTATCCATACAGTAAAGGTCTTGCTATCAATGTCTACACCCATCATCCCTTGGATGGGCGGCAAACGCCGCCTGGCCGACCGCCTCATCCCGCTTTTTCCGCCTCACGAATGCTACGTCGAAGTCTTTGCCGGCGGTGCCGCGCTCTACTTCATGCGACCCCAGGCAGCGCCCGTTGAAGTCCTCAACGACATCAACGGCGACCTGGTCACGCTGTACCGCGTCGTGCAAAACCATCTGGAAGAGTTCGTGCGCCAATTCAAATGGGCACTCAGTTCGCGCCAGATATTCGAGTGGCAGAAGATGACTCGCCCCGAAACCCTCACCGACATCCAGCGCGCCGCCCGATTTTTCTACCTGCAGCACCATGCCTTTGCCGGCAAAGTCACCGGGCAGACCTTCGGTACCGCCACCACCGGTCCGGCGATCAACCTGCTGCGGATCGAGGAAAACCTCTCGGCCGCTTGGCAGCGTCTGTCCGGCACCTACGTGGAAAATCTGCCCTGGCTGGAATGTGCCGAACGCTATGACCGCGCGCATACCTTCCATTACATGGATCCGCCTTACTGGCAGACCGCCGGCTATGGCGTGGACTTTCCGTTCGAGAACTACGAGCGGATGGCCGACTTTATGCGTCGCTGCAAAGGCAAGGTGATGGTCAGTATCAACGACCATCCGGATATCCGGCGGGTGTTCGAGGGCTTTCATTTCGAGACACTGGATATCCGTTACAGCAACACCAACCAACGTCAGGGGAAGGCCGAGGTGAGCGGCGAGCTGGTGATCATGAATTGGGAGCCTGCAGCTTTGGGAGGACTGTTCTGATTCACTCTCAGGATATTGGCAGGTCCGGTGTATCAGGGTGAAAGCTGGATGTGATATTCGCGAGCGCTTTTTTACAACCAACCGGCTAACATGAAGTGGCTATTTGATATCCTGAAAGAGTTCCGATTGACGTTTTTTAAACCCATGGTCACATGCTTTGTGTAGGGAGAAGCAATGGAAGCTCAGCAAGAAAAGGTTTTTTTCGACGAACGTGAGGTAAAAGTTACCAACAGCCGGTTCATTTTGCCTGGGCAAAAGACCTTCGCGATGAGCGGTGTGACGGCAGTGAAAACCTCCCAAATAAATCCAAACCGTGTAGGCCCTATGGTACTCATCATTATTGGGGCGGCTATCGGGTATAACAAAGGAATCGATGCCCTTTCTGTCGTTCTCGTTGTTGCAGGCCTCGCCTGGTTCTTCATGCAAAAAACCATTTACACGATTGTGCTCACCACGTCGTCGGGGGAGCAACAAGCTTTGCAGGACTCAGATCTATCTTGGATTTCCAGGGTGGTCAGCGCACTGAATGACTCAATCATTCATCGTGGTTAAACATTGACTGGATGAATGGGGAATGGGGCAGTGACGAAGATAAGGAGTCCGTCCCCATAGCCAGATTTTATATTGCCCATCGTTAGGATTACCTGGCGTGACCATCAGCTCGAGCGCTGGACAGAGGCATCGATCTGTTTGGAATGAGCCAAAATTGGGGAAACCATACGCCTTAAAAGCAAGCAGCCAATGGCATTTCGCGCCGGTACCTTCACCTACACCGGTGCAATTGGCGTATGGGATCTGACGCTGGCCCATTGATCGAAAATGAGGAAAGGAGCAGTTGACGACACCGTCAACTAGACCTATTCTCCGCGCATCCCGCCCAAGGCTGTAAGCCGTCCACACCATCCAGGACGTGCCGACCCCTTGGGCGTTTTGCTATCTGGAGGAAAGTCATGCCCACAGCGGTATTGGTTGACGGCGCCTATTTCATAAAACGCTTTCGAAGGATCGAGCCTCAGAACGCATACAATGCGGAGCGTGCCGCAGATCTTGTTCATCGGTGGGCAACTGCTCATTTAAGCAAAATTGCCCCTCGTCCGAACGGACAGCCCCAAGAACCGCAACAACGTTATAGGAAAGAGCTGTATCGAATTTTTTTCTATGACTGCCCTCCACTAGACACCAAGCAGCATAACCCCATCTCCAAAAAAGCCGTGGACTTCTCAAAGTCCAAAGAGGCATTGTTCCGTAAGGAACTCCACTCCAGATTGCGAAGCAAACGCAAAGTGGCATTGCGGCTCGGGCATCTATCGAAGGATGTGAAATGGACGATAAAACCGGCGAAAATTGCCGATCTTCTCAGGGGTAAAATTCAAATCGCTGATCTGACAGAAGATGATGTCAGCATGGATACGCGGCAAAAAGGCGTTGACATGAGGATTGGAGTCGATGTCGCGTCGCTGTCGTTCAAAAAACAGGTTGATCAGATTGTCCTCTTTGCTGGAGATGCTGACTTTGTACCAGCCGCAAAGATGGCTCGGCGTGAGGGGATTGATTTTATTCTTGATCCGATGTGGCAGAGCATTCCTGATGGCCTGATGGAGCATATTGATGGCTTACGTTCGACATGTCCGAAGCCTCCACCTCGAATGAATGACAATTGAAAAAAAGGCCCCGATACCTGGCCAAGTGTCGGGGCTGATCTTACATAACAGGCGTTACTGGTAACGCGGGTGATCACGCGGCGGAAAATCCCCCAGGCTTCGTGGCGGCCGGCTTGCCCAGGACATACCAGACGAACGTTTTTCCATCGTTCTCCCCGTTCCCGGCCGAGGTCACGGCCAGTAGCGTCCAACCTTCGGCCAGCTTGGTGTTGGCATTCGCCGCGCCGGCCACTTGCGTCACTTCACTCACTTCATGCATCTGCATAGTAACTACTCCTTGTGATGATGGCCCGGTGTGATCGCTTCAGCGGCCGGCGGGGGCTTTCTCGCTCAAATCTATTTCGGAAACAACACAGAAAACAGGGTTGTTCGTCGCTTCCCACTGGACGCCGGACCGGCCGTGACGGACGGGCGCCGCGCTGGAAAAAATCCAAGAGGTGCCGCCCGCGTTGTGACGGATTATTGATATCGCACGGGAAGCCCTCATTAAGCGGGCTTTTTATCATCGCTCGCGGGGAGTGCGAGGTGGTGCCGGCGGTGGTCGGTCACTCGGTCTAGGTACGTCGTGCTTGATATTTCGCATCGGTGGCGGCGGTGGCGGCGGTGGTTTCGGTGGCTCTGTCATATATCACCTACGTGTGGGTAGCGATGAAAAATGGGATGAATGAAAGAATAGCAATGGCCGCACAGAGTGCTACGTTTTTTGAAAGCTGATCTATTTCCCTCGAGCGTTCGTCATTATTCGTGGCATTGATAGTGGCTCCGGTGATGTAATAATCGAAGATCACCATCTCGAAGTGGCCATTCAAACCATCGTTATCGCTGCCGAAGTGAGGCTTCAATTCATTCTGAAGATGCTCTTCGAGCCGTTTCAGTACGGGTAATACGTAGTCGTATTCACCGCGTATCCAGGCTTTCCTGAAATGCCATAACGCCAGCAGAAAAAAGATGAATGCGTAGTCATAGAGTACCCAGAAAAAAACGCCAGGCCAGCCGTCGTTCGCTGAAGGCGCCTTGTTCAGTAGGTAGCCGAAAAAGCTTAGTAGCCCTGCAATCATCGCAAGCGGCAAATTAAGTCGAGCCAGTAGCTTGTCCTTACGGTCAAGCTCGTGGAAGTAGAGCTTCTCGTATAGGGCGAATCTGCTTTTATCGTCCATTGCGTCGTCCAATTCCTTGGGCTGGGAGATATTCTCGCCCGTAGTCTCATCCAGAGAAAGCCCGAAGTCCACACGCGCAAATGACTCCCCGGTGGTTCACATTGGTTCCGATCCATATCACCCAAGCGCCCGGCGATGACCCAAAGAGCCGGTAGCGACCGGCCTCATATTCTGCAGCATCCAGAGAGCGGGGCTCGGTATTGGCTATATATTACTGATCACATGTTGCGAATGTCTTCATTCGCATCAAGCACGAACTCAAACCCGATACCCACTTCCTTTAGTGTCTGTGCAACGCGGTCTACGAAGAACTCCGCTTGTTCTGGTAGTTCGTACAAGCCGTTAATGCGGATGATGGGAAGCTTGCCTTTGGATGGTGGGTAGCTCTCCAATATCTCGCCGCTTTCGATGAAGGCAATGTAGGTATTGATTTTCTCTTGCAGCAACAGCAGGTGTTCGCCCTGTTGGGCCTTGTCGCCCCATTTGAGGTGGTCGCTGATAACCAGAATTACGTTTTTGGGTTCCCACTCTGGTACGGCAATAATATCGACGACTTTCGTTTCTACAATGGACATGTCTGCTCCCTCAGAGGGGTGAATCAGGTCGAAGGATTTCGATCCTGGTGGGGGGTATCTTGGTGCCGCCTGGGAAGCCGGGCTTGCCTTTGCCAACAACGGTTGCACCAGTTTTCTCAATTTCAGGGAAGGCAGCTTTCTGATTCTTGGTCAGTGGTGCGGTTTCAGATGACTTGCATTCAACGCATGAAATCTCTCCGTCAGTGTCCCGGCCCATCATATCAATTCGGGTCTTCACACCACTGTCGGTTTTAACCGTAACCTCGCGGACGGCTTCGGGTCTGGTCTCGCTGTACTTATCGTAAGACGTGTCTTCGAAGGCCTTGCCCTGTTTCTTGTTGTTCTCCAGCTGTGTGCTGAGCACAATGTAGATTGGCTCAATCCCCGAGTCAGGGAACCAGATGATTGCATCTTGGAACTCCGGAGGATGTGCAGGGTTCGCCAGCACCGTGTCAGATTGTGCGGTCGGCGGATACACCCAGACGGGTGGCAACTGTGGGGCGCCTTCCAGTGCAGGAATACCCAGCACACCTTCAGGACTTGCCGCAGGCGTCCAGGTGAGGCCAATCCCGTTGCCGATGTCAGCAACATAAGTCTCGCCGACTTTCTCGCCCTTGATGACAGGGACGTTTTCCCATTCCGACTTGCCGCCCGTGTAGAAGCCGTAAGCGTTGACGGAGCCGTCCGGCAAGGTCTTCACGTTGACGCGTACACGTGTGCGGCCAGCGTCAAGCGTTGCGTATTGATCGTTCGTGTAGAAAGCGCTGTCAGGTGCAATGCTGGTGTTTGGTATCAGCAGTCCAATAGTGCCCATTACAAAGCCCGCAGCTACAACGCCTGATCCTTCCAGCAGACCCAGTGACAGCGATCCGCCGAGACGTTGAGCGATTGCACTGCCAGTAGCAGACCCACCCACCAGTTGGAGCGGGGTGCCTTGTGCGGTTATCGCTGCACCAGTACCTAGCACAGCCCACAACCCGTAATCGGCCAGTTTCTCAACAGGCACAAATCCGGCAGGGTTCTTGTGATTGATTACACCGTCAGGGAGGTTACAGCTCTTGGCGAATACACAGCCCATGGAGTCGGGCTTGGCTTCTGGCTTTGATGGAAGATCTCTGTATTCCGCCCAGCGCAGGGCGTAGGTATCAACGGGCTCGCCACCGCTGTTGGCAATAGTCGCGTTCCGCAAAGCTGGTTTTGGTACATAACCGGACATGCAGCTTCCTTTCGTCCTTGGTGGTTCCGGCCCTGAGGTTGGGGCGGAATGACGTTACCGGGAAGCTCGCGCACAAGCTGTAGGACAATTCCTGTTAGCAGCGCTTATTTCCCTGTTCCATGTCATTGCAGGAAGCGGATGGTAACCGCACTAGCATGAGGGTTTGAATGGTGGCCTTTTGCGCACTCGCTGCCATCGTTACGAAAGTTGGCTTATGACTGATTGCAATCATCATCGCGGGCCGGGCAGGGGTGAGTGGCGAAGTGGTGATCATGCCCTGGGAGCCCTCGACTTTGGGAAGGCTGTTCTGATGTGGCTGGCCGATGTTCAGGTTTGTTGCGGAGAGTGGTGAGTCTCGTCGAAGCGCTGGTGTCTGTTTCTATTCGGTCGGTGTCTTAAAAAAACAGAAACAGACACCTAAACAGACACCTAGTTGAAGGGGGTAAGGCTGGAAGCCTTGAAAACAGTGGAGCGGGTGAAGGGAATCGAACCCTCGTTATCAGCTTGGGAAGCTGGCAACGAGGTGATAGAGTTGAAGGAAGTCACGACTTTGATCTGGGCTTTCAACCAGCTTCTGAGCGAGCCTACAATTGGCCGATTATGCTCTTGAACCGCGCACGATGTTCTTTGCGCGAGGCCAGCTCACTCACGAGGAACGCCAAGCATTCACTCGTAGCCCTGGCTTTCTTTAAGCATTCCTCTTCGGGAAGGGTATGCACCCCTTCGCTCAAAACCTGATACAGCTTACCCAAAGGATTCAGCCCATCTGGTTGCAGATGTCCGGGAAGCGCAAGGTTAGCGATCTTAATCTTCTCGCTCATAGGTGATGCGTCACGCAGAGACTGAATTGCAGTGAAATTTTCTTGGCCTCCTCCTGAGGATTGCAAGTCCTCTTGCAATAGATCAAGTAAGCGATTGATGTTGTTTTCCACTATCCGCCTAAAGTACGCGAAGGCAGCGACACCGTACTCATGGCTTAGGCAGATAACTGCTTTTTCGTAGTTGTCGCGGTCATCCTTGAAGAACTTTTGCAGCATTTTGTCACGTGGTATCCCTCCTCGGGGCAGTTGGCCGTACTTCTGAAGTGTTACCGTCTCGTCGTCGACGATCTGCTCAAGCATGTACGTGATGACCGATTTCTTGCACGTGACACAAGAGAAAGAAAAAGAATACCTTGACGTTCTTAGGTGCGGAGCGATCAGCATTGCGCCCGTTACCTTGGACGCCGTACCACTACCGCCACCGCGCGAGGTCATGTCGTGAAACGGACGGAGTCGATCGCAAATTTCACAATGTGAGTCGATCGCTTCGATGCGCAGGTCGTTGCGCGGCGGCAGCGGCAGCTTGAAACGCCTACTGGAGTAAAGCGGAGCTGTCTCAAGGAAGGATTTGATATCGGCGTCTGTTATCTCGGTGAGTCCGTCTGTACTCATTGAATCATCCGCGCAGGGTTGGAGGGAGGAACAACCATGACTCGGTTAGCCATGGTTTCGGAAGACTGCGTGACTTTAGGGCATATTTAGGGCAAATCAAGGGCCGTATCAGACCGCAGTAGGCCGAGAATGCACCGAGAAAACCGAGATTTTGTTGGTCTGTAGCGGCCTACGCAAATGGCCGAAGGGGTTCGAATCCCTATCTCCACTTTGCCATGCCCAATGACAGCATTCGACCAAAGTGGATTTAAGGGGGGGGTTAGTAGCCAGCGCTATTGTGACGATCGTCGTACGTTCGCTTATAGGTCTAATGCCACGCTGTAGATTATTTCTCTGCTAGCCTTTAATGAATTTCGGTTTGGGTTATTTTCTATCCCAATTGCTCAAAAGCAGATTCTGTTTGATTTGAAACCCTTGTTTTCGAGCGCCAAACCCAACGCCCGAGGATCAATCGCCCATGTTGACCATGTCACGGAGTAGACATTCATGAAGCTCACAAAGGTTCGCGTCCAAAACTACCGTTCCGTTGAGGATAGCGAAGAGTTCGACATCGGCGACCTCACCTGTTTGGTGGGTAAAAACGAGGCAGGTAAGACGGCGTTGCTAAGCGCAATACGTGGATTGAAGCCGGCACAATCTTTCGAGTTCGACGAGACAGTCGACTACCCCCGTCGATTTTCGACCAGGTTTGACGACCGACATCCTGAAGGTGCGGCTGAAGTAATTCGGACGTGGTGGCGGCTCGATGAATCCGACAAGGCGGCGGTTGAAAAGCGGTTCGGGGAGGGGGTTCTCAGTAGCGAGTCCTTCCAAGCCCATTTTGGATTCCGATACGACGATGACAGCCGAGTTTGGGAAATCAACGTTGACCAAGCCCAGTGCTTGGACAACTTGGTCAAAAAACATGCCCTCGATGCCACAGAACGAAATGTGCTCCATGGTGTTCATGATGGCATTTCGGCTGACAAGGCATTGTCCGCTCTTACTCAGCGGACAGCAAAGCAGGAAGCCCTGCTTCTAGACATCAAGACGTGCAGGAAGTCGAACTTCAGTCTGGGTGTGATTGATCTTCTGGCAGCCCGCCAACCTAAGTTCTTCTTTACCTCTCACTTCGAGCGGATGTCGGGAATGGTTTCGATCCAGAAGCTGCAGCAAGATAAGCAGAACAACATAGTATCGGTCGGCGATAGAATTTTCTTAGACTTCTTGGAGTACGCTGGCACCACTCTGGAGGAGCTGCTGGAGACCGATCGCCGTGAAGCACTGAAAGCAATGTGTGAGGCCGCCAGCAATGATATCACCGACGAGATCTTTCAGTTCTGGAGCCAGAATAATGCCTTAGAAGTTGTGATCGAAGTCGACACTGCCAAGCCAAACGACCCGGTGCCGTTTAATACAGGGATGGTGGCAGATATCCGTATTAGAAACACCAATCACAAAGCGACTCTGCCGCTGTCCGAGCGTAGCGCGGGATTCGTCTGGTTCTTCTCGTTCCTTGCCCAGTTCAAACAACTCAAGAAGGCTAGCGGTAACACCATAATCCTCTTGGACGAGCCCGGTTTGACGCTGCATGGTAAAGCCCAGGGTGATCTGCTGCGCTACGTCGTCGAGCGCCTACTGCCGGACCATCAGGTGATCTATACGACCCACTCACCCTTTATGGTGCCCATGGATCGCTTGGCTGATGTACGCATTGTCGAGGATGTGGTCGTCGAGATAAGGGGGAAGCGACCAGATGTGAAGGGGACTAAGGTTCGGTCCGATGTCCTGGAGGTCAACGATGACACCTTGTTCCCGCTGCAAGGTGCATTGGGTTATGAGGTGACGCAATCCCTTTTTATCGGCGCAAACACCTGGCTGGTGGAAGGACCATCCGACATCCTGTATCTGCAGGTCGTCTCTCAGGCACTGATCAAGCGTGGCCGCGAAGGGCTAAGCAGCAAGTGGGTGCTCTGTCCATCTGGCGGCATTGATAAGATCGCTCCATTCGTACGTCTTTTCGGTGGCAACGGTATAAGTGTGGCGGTTCTCTCCGACATTGCTAACGGCGACAAGACGAAGATCGAGAACCTAAAGAAAGCAGAGATTCTCAGGGCAGGCCACTTCTTTACCTGCGCCGATTTTGTCGAACAGTCTGAAGCCGATGTCGAAGATCTCTTCGATGACGACTTGTTCATCGAAATTCTGAATGGGGCCTACAACCTGTCTGCATCGGATGTAGTCACTGCGAAGTCGCTGTCAGACGCTCACTCGACACCCCGTATAGTCAAGAAAGCAGAGGCACTGTTTAAGTTGATGCCTACATCTGTTCGGGAGTTTGACCATTTTAGCCCCGCACGGTGGTTGCTCGAAAATCCCTCGATCCTAGACACAGACTCATCTGCGGTAAATGTGACTTTGGACCGGTTTTCGCAAGTGTTTAAGGTATTCAACGAGTTAGTGTAATGGGCACAAGAACGATTGCATAAAATTAGGTCTAGGTTTTTCATATCCATTAGACCGCTTTTGACCTGTCGCTGCCTTTGGCGTTTGTACGAAAAACCGAGTGCCTCTGCGTAAGATTTCCTCGGTTTTATTGCCTCTGGCTACCTAGAAAACGTCCCCTAACATGTCGGTGTAATTCTTATGTTGGGCTACCGCTCCGCCCGAAGACCCGAAGCGACCGTATTGGCAAACAGATCTAGCCCATCGAGAACGGCAAATTCAGGCTTTTCCGTTTCTTCATTTTCCTATTCGAAACGTCCGCTTCTGGCCATAGCCGCCTGTGAAATGAACGGAACTGGTACCCAGAATTTACTCCGATATAAAACTTAACCGATATCCAATTTCTTCAATCGCGCCAGGCCTTGTTTGATATGGCCGGCGTTTTCACCCATGGTCCACAGTGCTCCACGGACATTTCCGCCCACCTCCTGCGCCCCTTGCTCCTCAACCAGGAGGGCCAACTCCATGATGGCCGCCTGCAGAGCCTCCTGATTTTCGTACAACCTTCCCAGTACATCCGACAGTGAGTATTCGCTTGGCATGGTTTCGACTCCTTTCGAGAAAAAGTACAAGCATAGTACCGGCAGTGCTCCTGTCAGGCAGTTATTACGGCTTGCTTAGAAATTGCTACAAAGCGAAGAGGTTGCAGCGGATTAGTCAGTCTGACTGGGGCGTTGGGGGAGGGCTAGACCAATCCATCATCGTCATAACGGCGTGGTTTTTGACAGTATCGATAGTGCATGGATTGGAGCCGAAAATGGTTGCTTAAAAATTGCTACAGAGACGGAGAGAAAAAGCGGGATTTTTGGAAGGATAAATACTGCTGGTACGTAACTGGTACAGAAGTTTTTTCACTATTGTTTTGGCCTTTATTTTAAGGGTTGAGGCAAACAATCCGTCCAATCCATCATGGGCGCAACGCTAAAGCGTCTAGACACTGTAGAGCCTGAGCTTACTGGGTATGTAACTGATTTATTTAACATTTTGCTCTACGTGTTTAAAGCCGTTTTATAGGGTAAATAGGCGTTTTTTTAAGACCATTGCTACAACGTACCAACCCCTTTAGCAATTGTACCAGTTGACCATGGCCACGATTAGAACGCGGAAGCGCTACAACGGCAGCACCAGCTACACGGCACAGACACGCCTGTTTCACGATGGTGCGCAAGTTTACCAAGAGAGCCAGACCTTTGCCCGGAAAGGCTGCCCATTGTGGCGCGCTGGCGGGCTACGTCCCAGATCACGAATAGGTCTTGTGCGCCGTCCTTACCGGCCCCAGAGCCGACCCCAAGCGATGCATCGGCTTTCACAGCGAAAGGGGAGAACACTACGGTATTGTTGGCAAAGTTGCAGGCCGTTACGTTGTAACTAAAAGTTGGGAGGAACCGATCCCGCGCGGGTTGCGTGTTTGTCCTTTGTCGTCTGGGCCTAACTCCCCTACACTGGCGCCAGATGCCTTTAGGCTGAAATAACCCCCGACACAAAAATATGGAGCGTTTTCGATGGCAGAGTTGGCCTCTCAACCCACATCTATTCAGTCGGTATATGCCTGGTACAGGGAAGATAAGCTTTTTGTAAATCGTCGGTATCAACGCAAACTGGTTTGGACGCTTCATGAAAAGCAGAAGCTGGTAGAGTCAATACTAAAAAAATACCCGGTTCCTGCAATTTTAATTGCGGAGCGGGAAGAGGCGCCCGGAACATATGAAATTATCGATGGTCTTCAAAGATTGCATGCGATAGTTTCTTTTATTGAAACATCCTTCCCTGATTTAGATCAGCGGTACTTTGATTTGCAACACTTTCCGACAGCCAAAAGTCGGGCGGATGAGGGGCGTTTTAATCCAATTGATTCAGAAGAGCTTCTTTCGCAAAGAGAAGTTAGTACCTTGCTTGATTACACACTGGCTTTATCTGTAATGCGAAAGGCAACAGAGGCCGAAATCAATGATGTGTTCGATCGAATCAACACTTATGGACATCGTCTGAGCGATCAGGAAAGACGCCAAGCAGGTGTGCAGAATGATTTTTCCAATATGGTCAGAACTATCGCCTGTACACTTCGTGGAGATGTTTCGGCTGACGTGCTGCCATTAAATTTAATGCCTTCTATCAGTATTGATTTGCCGATGACAAAGCACGGATATGAAGTCAGGGCTGAAGAAGTGTTTTGGGTAAATCAAGGTATATTCGGTCCACCGATCTGCGTGATAGCATGGATGAACAATGTATTGCGGATATTGCTTCTTGTATAATTGGCGGGCAATTACTTGAGCGCTCAAAAGATGCGTTAGATGAAATATATATGTTTGATAGTGCTGAGTCCAACAGAGTGCTTGATGCTGTTGAAGTTTATGGTGCTGACGTATTTGCTGAAGAGTTTAAGTATTGCGTGGATGAAGTTGTTAAAGTCTGCAATACGGCAAAGCCGGAGAAGTTGAGAGAGATAGTCTTCAAAAATCGGACATCTAACCCTTTCCCCTCTGTGTTTGCCGTTTTATTAATTGCTTTTCATGAGCTGATTATCAAGGATGGGAAGGTTGTCACAGACTATGATGGGATTCGAAACGCAATTATAAATCTTGCCGAACGTGTAGGTACTGGCAGAAAAACAACTTCTCCAGATGAACGTCGGAAGAATATTGATACCGTTAAGGGCTTGATTGGCGCATATTTTGTTGTCGCTGATAATCGCAAGTTGATTTACGGTAATCATGCTGTAACCGATGTTGAGGCGGCAATAAGACGTTCTGAGATTGAACTATCTGATTACGAGTTAAAGCAGGGGTTGCTTACTCTAACAGAACCTCGAAAGCCAGATTCGGGCATGCCTGATAAGCTGATTAGAACAATTTGTGCTATTGCAAATAATGGTCCACATAGAGTGGGTAAGCTAATAATTGGGGTGACGGACAAAGACGCAGATGCAGCTCGAATAAAGGCTATTGATGGAGTGGAGCCTAACAAGGTCGGTAAGCGCTATGTTGTTGGAGTTGCTAGGGAAGCGAAGTTTCTCAATATTTCAGCTGATCAATATCTCACTAAAATTAAGAATATTATTAAGCAGTCGGAATTATCTCAAAAGCTGAAGAATTCCGTGCTCTCTAATATTGATTACAATTCATATTATGGGCTGGGTGTTATTATAATAACTATACAGGCTCAGGATGAGCTTTCTTTCGTAGGAGAAGAGTTGTATTGGCGGAGTGCTGATACTACGGCGCTTGCCTCTTCACCAAAAGATGTCGCTTCAATCGCTCAGAGATTCTGAGAGAACGAGAGCGCTGAATTTTGCAGCGCTCTCATTTCATTTATAAATTTCGTCCTTTTACTTTTTTCTATACGTATTCCTAAGTAGAACTTGCGGCGCTACCAAGGCTGCGCGTAAGCGCCCCATCTATATATTCAATTCCGCTCAGAATAAAGGTAGGTAACAGTGGTGTTCATGGCTTGTCCTCCATGTAAGGGAGGACAAGGGTGGCCAGCAAGAGCAATGGTTGCTAACCGGGCAGAAGCCGACACCTAAAAGAGCTGGGGTCCAGCCTGTGATTCTACTACGTTTGGCAGGGTAACTTCTATGATCGGCGTCGCCAGGGACCCCATTACTGCGTCGTTCATGTATGTGGCCAAAGAATCTGAGTTTAAACACCCATTTGATCGCCGAATTTAGCTACCATCCCGGCGAACTATAGTAGAGAGGAAAATGTCTTAAAGAGTTGCTCCCCATGAGATATGGAGAGCATATCTGGTCAAGCTAGTATTTCTGTAATAGGTTTGGGTCATTTACTCCCTTGGCGACATACGTGCTTCCCTGACCAAGGTAAAAATCATTCGGCTTGGCTGCTTTAGCATAAGCTTCGATTTCATCAAGACTCATACTCGGATCCGCCTCAACAGCCGCTTTAAAATTTTGTGTCGTCGTTATTGAACTCTCCCAATTGAGCCGACTGTCTTCTGAAATCTTTCCAGAAGGAGCAACAGTCTTAATGCAATTTTCCCCACAGTTTTCTCCAGGAACAATATCCCTCCAGTGAGGTCCAAAAGCGAAGACAGCAAAATACATCGTTTTCGCCTTGGCTTTGTCAATACCGAGATCGATTAGAGCGTAATAAAACATCCGATGAGTTTTAAACCACGACCGAACCTGATTTTCCTTGTAGCAATAGTGATCATGAACAATTGCCGCTTTTAAGAAAGACGAGTCGTAAGCATCACCTATTATAGGTTGCGCCCATTTTGGGATCGATGCGCCATCAGTTGTTCCAGATTCTAAATTACCCGCCTTCCAAGTGTCGGTTTGCCAAACCAAGCCATCTGGAGACTTGAAAGTAAGCATCGATCCTAACTGACACTTTCGCTCTTTAGTAAACTGGCAGCCTTCAGGAAGCAGTTTCAGCTCCCCTATAAACTGACTCGCACAAAGTGGACTCGAGATACTTATTAGAAGAACCAAAAACGCTATAGCCCTACGCATATCATCCCTCTCCTTGTTCGCCCGCCACGCTGGTCTGCATTGGTGGTTTTTGTTTACTGCCTCAGCATACGCACTTATGGACACCCCTAAGTTATCTAACGCACCGGATGTACTCGCACGTCGGAAAGCAAAGAGGCCGAAAGCTTGGAGCACCATTCTGAGGAGTAGATACGCACTTCCTCGCATCGACTTTTCGTACAGAGCCTAACACTACCCAAAGTAAGCCGGCGACCCAGATCTGATACGCCGACTTACTGATTAGTTCGTCAAAGCGAATTCACCATATTTATGGTGTTTTCAACCGCAGAATAAATAACATTCTTGGGTTCCGGCTGGTCATTTGTGTAGTTAATGGTATCGTAGTATCCTTGCACCCTTCTGATTTTAATTAGAACATTGGTTACCTCTGCATAGTTAAGCTCAGAGGGGTCCTTGGCATGAAGCCCTACTGCGCTTTCGGCAACCCGTAACGATTGGCTGCCTAGCTCACCAGAATCAGAAGGATCAAATGGGGCTCTAGGACTCCTAGACATGTTGTTAACGTCATATCCGAGCTTGCTGTACTCTGCATACAATTGCGAAACTAGCTGCTGACTAGCCATGATTGCCTCCTGCTCTCATTATTTAACAGTGTTAACTACTTCAGCGATGTCCTTGACTACAGTTTTAAAATTTTCAAACTGCTCGTTTGCAATTGCTTTCTTCTGCTCGTCGGTGGGATTATTGACAAGAGAAACTAGGGAGTTATGAGCCTTAGATAGGCTATTGAAAACCTCATCAACAGACTTCACAACAACATCGCCGTCGATGTATTTGTAATTGTCACGCTCGGCCAGAAGCAATGATCTGCTGTATGGGTCAGTCGTCTTCGAGTACTGATCCTGTAGCATTTTTCGAACTGCCATAGTCGCCTGATCTCCATAGATCAAAGCGACTAAATTATCTCCTGTTGCAATTGAGCGTAATGAGGAAATCAATCCTTCCACATCGACTTGGTTTTCCCTCACCAGACGCTTTATCTCAGTTGCATCCTGCGAGTTTTTGGCCATGGCCTGAAGTGTACCGGCAAGCTTTCCAATGGCACCAATGGCACCCTGAACTTTTTCTTGAGTCTTCTTGGAGGCGTCGGAGAGTTGCTCTCCTTTAGCGTCAGTTAGCTTTTTTGAAACACTAGATAGTTTGTCTGAAAGCTTTTTCGCATCATCTGGGACTTCCGAGGTCCGTTCCTCTGAGATTTTTTCCAATAGATCGAGGTATTCGGTAAGCCCGCGAATGCCGAAACCTACTAGCTTGCTTTCAACACTACTGGATCTCTGAAACTCTATGCTATCGAGAAGTAAAGCGAACGCAGAAGCTTCTTTTTCTAACACAGGATCGACAGGATTTGCAGTTCCTCGTTTCGAATTTAGCTCGATCGCATAGCTTTTCTCCAACTGGCTGAAGCAATTTCCCTCAAAGCTGGAGTAGCAAACAGTGCGACACTCTGCTGATATCGCGCCAACCGGCCCGGTCGCAGCTTGCTCACAACGTTGTAGCTTCTGACAGCCTGGCAATGCAGCAGGGATAGGGAAGCGATTCAGTGCTGTATTCACAATGGTAGGCGCACTTTTGTCGGTGCGAACAAAAAGGCGTTCATCTGCAATAGAACAGGACACATCTTTGTTGATCCTGACCTCTCGGATCTTATCCTGGGCTTTGTCAAGCCGCTTAGATGAGTCGGCTACCAGCTCGCTGGCCGTCCGACCTGCCGCGGTGAATGTGCTGGCTGAGTCCTTATACACCACACTAGCGCAACCAGAAGCCAATGTAGCAATTAACGCGCACAACACCCCTCTCGAACTACGAAGAAACACGTTACCAATAGCGCCTCTGCTTTCCATAGCCACCTCTCCCTGACGTGCACTGATGGAATCACTATAGCAGCTGATTAGCTTCTGCAATGTCACGGACAATATTGGCGAGGGAATAGCCTCTAAGCCAACAGTCATATACGAAATTTTTGGCGGGGCTCGCATCTGAGTGCGGATTTGAATTTGTCCGTATTGAGGCTTTCCGTTCAATGCGATCATCTGCTCAGCAAGGCTGTAGAGAGGAATTGGCCGAAGTCTCGGGGTCCTCCGCGAGAGGTAATTAAAGATCACCCTCCAACCGCACCTAGAGCTTTACACGGTGGGGGGGCTCGCTTGAAATCCTTGATGACCGCAAGCGCACGTCTTGGAACTGTCGCGCCCGGATGCTGGAGGAGTCAGGTCCGCTGCGCTTGCGAAAGGGAGAGAGTGTCAGCCGATCCAGTTTCCGTGGATGGTCATAGGGGTAGGTGGAATGAACGGTGCCGGCGTATGGGAATCACCAATGATCACCGTACCCGAGCCACCAATTACGACGTCACCATGGGGCCCGACAGTGCCGACCAGTGCGGCGTTCTTGCCATAGATGAAGACCGTTGCTGCCACGCTCGAGGCTAAAGCGCTGCCGCAGGTGCAAGTATCACCTTTAGTCGCGGCTGCTAGTCCGTCGAAGAACACGTCGGGAGAGCCGGAGGCGATGGCTTTGGGGCCGTGTCCAGGCATGGGACAACTGGAGGGGGCGGTGATACGTGCGGCTGGCTTTGCCATACTTGACTTCCTGTCAACGAATTTACCAGCGCCGACTGTATCAGACTTGCTTTGAAAGATGACTCACGGCTTTGCGCTGGGTTGGCATTTCCGGCAGAGGGCTTGCTACGTCTCTCTTGCGAAAACCGGCAAAGGTCAATCAGGGCGGTGCCTAAATTAGACTGTCTACACAATCCATCATCGGATAGTGACAATATCATTCTGTTTATGGCATCACGCCAATGTCGGAGATTTCCCGCAACCCGCGTCGCCATCGCCCACCTTGCACTCCTCCAACCACCCAGATAACCTTCTTCCCGTCGCTGCAAAATCAGCGGCAAGGGTGTGGAAGCCCTTCACAAGATCTAGGCGCACAAGCGCCACCAAAATTTCAGCGGGCGCTTTTTTCTCGTCTGCTGTTAAATTATGGCGGCTGTGCGCGGGGCACTTTCGGGTGCGCCGGGTTCCTAGATCCCCGGTCTTCCACACCTGCGTACAGCTGCCACCCATCATGTGGAAGTGATGCTGGCAGTTCCTCAATTTAATTCTAGGAACAAAGCAATGAAGAAAATCACTCCAAATCCCCCTGAAACATCAACCGCTTCCGACCCTCTCGATGAGCTCTCCGAAGCCACCCAGCGCGCCGTCAGCAAACGCCTTCGTAACCCAAACCACGCCGACCCCATCAGCCACGTTTTCACCATCCTCCCCAACGTCGATACAGAAACCCTGTTAAGCCACGCCTGCGAAACCCTCGGGTCCCTAAACGTCCTAACCACCGATCTGGCCTGCGTACTCGAAGGTTCACATCGCAGTTTCGCGCTATCGATTCAGCAATTAGCAGTAGTCGGTGAGTTATTGGTAAACCGAGCCCTGGATAATCTTGACCCGTCCGACGGTGAGTCCGAGATTCCATCCGCCAGCCAAGCCTAAGCGGCCACGCTCGTTTACCTAATGGAGGTTCAAAACCATGGCTCGATACATGCCAATCACCGGAATCGATTGCACAATTCCTTCGCTGTTGATCGACACCGAAGCACCCGTCGACGTGTTGCACGACACAGCCGCATACCGCATCCGCACTGTGACGCAACTGCTGGAAACCCTTTCTCTGGACGAAGGCATTAGTCGTGATGCATTGCTGCTACGGGACTTCGCGCGGGTGTTGGCGATTCCGCTGCGCGATGGCTGCGATTTGATGGATGTGGTGGGGCGGCGCTTGCAGGCGCAGGTGTAG